CTTTCGCTAAACAATCTAAGCGAAGAAAAATATTCCACACACGCCTACGTCAAAGCTCCAAAAATACTTTTAGATTTCATTAACGAAAAAAGACTTTCGGAGCGCTTAAACGTCACGCCCTGGCACTTTACTTTGCATGTTCTAAACGTTTTAAAGTCATCTGGCGCTTTAGAACAAGAGCACATGCTTGCGGCGATAGGCGCGAAACAGAAAGAAATAGTTATAACTCAAATAAATTAACGAATATGCTAAGTGTGATTTTGGCCAATCAAAGCTTTGCCGTTAGAAACAAAATGTCAGTCGAAGCGGCACTGTTTGCTCATGTTCTTTACACCATGAATTTTTGGGCGAAAGAAGTTGAGCTGCCAGAAGGAGTTTTTAAATGCTTAAACATAGAAGAAATACGAAGCGCCGCGCCAATTCTTTTTCACAAACCAAATTTTCATCTAAAAAACCTTTTAGATGAATTGGCTAAGGCGCGCGTTATTGAAGTGCCTGAAGTTTCTACCAACGGAAACAAGATATTCTATCGATTTGGAGAAAAATATGATGAATATTACTTGTATCAATAAATTGTATTGTCATGAAAAACATTATTGTCGTAGACCAAAGGTTTATGCGGAAACACGGCTTGTCATTTACACAAGCTATTATTTTTGACGGCATACGATTTGCTCTGAACAGGGCACAAAAAGAGCAAAAAAAGCACAAGGGGGAGCTGTACTATTCTTGTACACGTTTTTTTGTTTCAAAGCTTTTGCCCGAGCTGTGCGACGAGGATGGGCTAATCAATCGCTCAACTTGGAATAAATGCCTGCGAAGGCTTGTTGAAGTTAAGCTTATAAAGCTGCACCCAGATAACCAGCGAACAAAAACTACGTTCGTGGCCCTCGGCGAGTTGGCACAAGAGTACGCGCCAGAGGTTTGGACGATGGACGGCGAAAACGGAGCAACAACACAAGAAGAAGCGCCAGCGGAGTGTGTATCTGAGTACGCACAAAATGCCCAAAATGGCCATGAGAGTGTATCAGGATACACTCTCAGTGTGGATTTAAATACACACTCAGTGTGTACTGAAATACACACCAAGAATAAGAATATACTAGACATAGATAAAAGACATAGAGAAAAAAATAATAAGAAGCGAAACGCATTCGACGAAGACGACGTCAGGCAACAGCTCGTTAGCATGAGCGACCCGTCGTTGCTCGAGTACTTCGATGCAACGAGGGAGCTCTGGGCTGAGTGGTTGGAGTATCGCCGTTCGATGCGTAAATCGTACGCATCAGCAAAGACGTTCGCCCTGGCCATACGCTCGACTTACAAGCAAAACCCTGACGCTAGTGAGCTGCGCCGGGCCATCGACGCGTCCGTTGCCTCTGGTTGGCAGGGTTTGTTCCTTAGATGCCTAAAAAAAGCTAATGAGAAGACTTTAAGTTCCGCGCCCGCGCCGGCGGCGCCCGCCAGGGCATCGTCGTTGGGTCGGGCCATCTGTGAGAGCGACTTCAGCCAGCTTAGCCGCGAGGAAATTCGAATCAAAAACGACCCTGCGGCTATGCGCAGACTTATTGAGTCAATGTTAGCACAATGAGCGAATCACTGTACTACAACAGCGCCTCCTCGCCGCTCGGAGAGCTATACGAAGCCTTCGGAGGCTTTGACATACAATTGATTAGGCAAGCAACGCTAATGAACAAGCACTTGCCGCTGGTCATGCCCTGGCATTACGCCGAGGCTAAGTGGCTGAAAGACAACGCTAAGAGCGCGTTCGGGCTGTGCTTCCCGGCAGGCTATGTGCGCGTCATTAAGTTTTTGGACGCATTGAAAAAATACAATGAGTCCGTATACGCAGGCTATCTCATCGAGTCTGCGGAGCGCTACTGTCAACTGCTGTTCTACTTTGTTGGCAGCTATGTCTGCGCAAATGGGACAGACGGCCTAAACGCTTACATGACAGAGATTATCAACGAAGACTTGCGACAGAATGATTACGACAACGAGCAAGATATTGTGCGACAATACGCTCGCGTTCAGGCAGTTGCGCTAAAAGATTTAGCGTTCTGCTTTGAACAAATGTGGTTATATTTAATGAGCATAGGCTCTGTCGAATGGGCGAAAAAAACTGTTCGTTCTTGGAATGTCAAAGAAGAGTATAAAGAGTTGTTAAACAATAGTTACAAATCTGCTAAAGAGAAAAACTCTGCTGATTATGATAGAAAAAAAGTTGTCAGATATTAGAACTAAATATCTATCAGCAGCAAGAGTGCTGCTCGGAGCCATGGTTCGCTATCCTGAAGAAACAATGGCCAACCTTCAATCCATTCATCCTGAGTGGTTTAGAGACGCTGACGCTGAAACAAGAAAGGCGGCACAGGCGTATTTTTCTATAGCAAAGAAGCACGTTTTCTCTGTCTATTCCATTGATGCTCTTGATGCCGCGCCGGCGGAATGGTGGGCGGATATTCAAATGGAATGTGGTGATTTAGATTTACATGCTGCAATAGACGACTTTTTGTCTATTTATAGACGATATATAGAGAGCATCATATCCGCACAAACTCTTGGCGCTTGGTCAGATTTAGAGGGCGGTGCGCTTTTTTCTGTTCAGTCTGAATATAGAAAGAAGAGTAAAGCATATCCAGAACAGTTGTCGTCAGACGAATTCGACAACTGGTTTAGGGCAAAGATGGAGCGCGGCTACGTTCAATCAAAGCTGGTCAATCCTTTCCCAAGCATCGCCCGGGCGGCTATGCTGCATTCCTTCGAGCCGGGCGACATGGTGCTGGTAGCAGGGCGCCCTGGTCGAGGCAAGACGCATTTTTGCCTCGACCTCATAAACTACTGGCTATTAGAAGGTTACGCAGGCGTTTTCGTGTGTTTAGACATGTCGCCCATTCAGCTAAAAATGCGCATGCTCACTCGGATGACGGGCATATCACCCTATTACGACTGGCGCTTGCTGGACGAGAGCGACAGAGCAGCGCTGGCGCTGGCAAAGAAACAAATAGACGCATTTAATTTGTCGTTGACTATAGAGAGCAACTTGTCAAGAGTTATAGACGTCGTTTGTTCTACGCATTATGCAGAAAAAATAGACTTTGTTGTCATCGACTATGTGCAGTTGATGAGTGTGTCGAACAGCAAGGGCTATAGGGTGAACGATTTAGAAGAAATAACAAGACAATTGCGCAACTTAGCAAAGCAACTAAACATTGTCGTTATCTGTGCTGCGCAATTAAACCGCGCCATCGCCGAGCACGAGCCGCCGGCGCTGCATCATTTGCGAGGGAGCGGCTCTCTGGAGCAAGACGCATCAATCGTGTTTGGACTTCATCAGCGCGTTGATGAAGTCCAGGGAACAGTTTTTGAGGTGCACGTACTGAAAAATCAACGAGGCCCGACGCCTTCGGAGCATATTCAATTGAATTTCACTGGTGTACATGGCTGGTCTGACCCAGCTGCAGACAGAGCGGATAAAACAAACGGTGTTCACGATGAGAAAGTTCCGTTCTAATTCTGATGGACAGAAAGTTATTTGTCGGAGTTGACCCTGCCTTTAGAAAGAATGGATTTGCCGCGGCGATAATAGACGGCGACAATCTTCATACTAAACGATTTGTCGATTTAATAGACTTTGTGTTTTTTGTCGTGTCGCTGCACAACATGAACGCGGATGTTGTTTTTTGCATTGAAAATGCAAATGAACAAAACGTAACGTTTTCAAGGGCTTGGGCTCAAAGCGCTGCAAAACACGCTCGATTGAGCAGAAACGTTGGAGCAAATCAGGCGGTGTCGGGACTTGCGTGTTCAGTAATTAAAAGATTATTTGGAGAAAGCCGTTTAATTTCCGTCTCTCCAAAAGAAAAGGGCCAAAAAATAAGTGAGAAGTACCTAAAGTCGATATTAAAAAGCATGAACATAAAGCTTTGCGAAAGTCGCTCGTTGACTCAAGACGAAATCGACGCTGCAAAGCTTGCTATCTTTGCAAAAAACAGGGTATGGGCGCAAAAAAGCTAAAAATAAAGAGAGGCAATGAAATTACTTCGAGAAATGCAACGCTTGAAGAGCTGGTAGCTGCTTACTTGGTCAGAGAGCACTACTTGATAGACGGCCATCCACACAACGCTATTTCAATTGCAGTTAATTCTCTCATAAATCTTGCAACAAGTGCTGAAAATGAAATGGTTAGAGCTATAGCAGCCTCTAAACTGTTAGACTTTTGCGGCAGACTTATTACTGCAAGACAACAGAGGGAAGTAGGCATAAATTCGCCCGTTGTGATAACTGCAACTGAAAAACTGATGGACGCGATAGATAAAGCTATAGCAGACATTGTCAATGAAGATAGTCCTCTTACAAGCGAGTAAATACGCCAACGTCCCTCCTGGTCGAACGCCGTCAGGCGGGCGTGTTATCGTTGTAAATGACGTGTTTTTGAATAATTTTTTTAGAAAAGAAATGTACCAGTTGTGGTACGGCGGTGCGGGCTCGGGCAAATCGGATGCAAAGGCAACAGAGTTGCTTATCAAAGCGCTGACGAATAAGTTTTTTCGCTGCATTTTTGTTAGAAAGTATCAAACGACTATTCGCTTTAGTCAGTTTAAGCTACTGTGCGACCTGATTAAGCGCTATGACTTAGGCGAATACTTTTCTGTGAATCAGCAATTTATGTCGATTAAGTGCACACTTAATGACAATGAGCTGTTCGCAGTAGGGCTTGACGATGTAGAAAAACTGCGCTCTATTGCACAGATAACAGACGTGTGGATAGAAGAGCCTATAGGTCGTCGTGACTCCATCACTGCTGAAGAGTTCAGAGAGCTGGTGCGGCGGCTTAGAACAAAAGAAGCGGACAATCATATTTCGATGACTTTTAATCCGATTTCGCGCGCTTCTTGGATTTACAGAGACTTTTTCGACATAGAAAAAAGAGTGTATAACTCAAGTGTTTTTCTGTTGAAGTCAACTTACAAAGACAACTACTTTCTGCCAAAAAGCACTATTGACGAGTACGAGCGTCTGAAAAAAATCAGCCCAGACGAGTACAAAGTGTTCGCCCTGGGCGAATGGGGAGATGCAACAGACGCTGATAGAAATATATTTGATTATGAGGGCATTATGAATATGCCGGGCAACGCTTTGCTGTGTTTGTCGGGCACGAAGTTTATGACTGTTGACATTGCTTTTTCGGGTTCGGATAGAACTGTCATATTTGTTTGGGATAACTGGAAGGCAATTGACGTGAAAGTGATGACAAAGGCAACTCCTCGCGATGTTGTATCAACAATAAATCATTTGTCTGCAACTTATAAAGTAAGCAGAAATTGCATTGTGTACGACGCAACAGGCGTCGGCAAAGGCCTATCGACTGAGCTGTTTGGTGCTATTGCTTACGATGCCGCAGCAAGGCCAGTTGAACGAAAAAACAAAAACGACATTATAAAGCCTAAACACTTTGCTAACTTGAGAGCGCAAATTCACTGTTTTTTTGCTGAAAAAATAAACAACAATGAAGTTGGATGGGCAATGCCTATTACTTCATTGTTCGACGATTTAATGCAGGAGCTGTTGGCTCTTAAATGGGCGAAACTGCCCGGCGAAGGCGCTCTTCAGGTTGAAAGTAAAGATATTATTCGCGCAAGGCTTGGCCGTTCGCCCGACCTGGCGGATGCATTTATTATGCGAGCTTTGTTTGACGTAGTCCAACAATCAACTTTCACCCGCCCGCGCAGGGCGATAATTGCTTGAAAATGATAAACTTAAAAGATTTGCTGAAACTTTATTCGTATTTGCGAAACAAATACGGGCCTTATCACGCTCATACACGAGCAATGTTCGTAATCTGTCGAAGTGAGTTTGGCATGCAAGGAGAACACGCTTGCCGGCTGATTAACAGCAACATAGATGTTTTGTCTGACTACGAACAATTGCTATCGACAGAACAACAGGCGCCTGATAACTCAACAGATGAACAAGCCTCTGTTGAACAGAAAGCGCAAGAAAGCGCCTCTGTTCAACAGCCCGTAGGCGAAAAGCCTAAGCGCCAAGGGCGCCCGCGACGCGGGCACGCAATCAAAAGTACTGGCGGAACTGAACGAATTTAAATGCGACTGTCTCTGTTCCGTCGTCGTTTTTCGCCACCATGCGCTCGGTGGTGGCAGCAACGCATGGAATGTCGGCGGCCTCGCAAAGTTTCACGAACGCATAGACGAACGTCATTTCGCCAGCAATGTTGACGATACCTGCGTCGTCCTTAATTTTTTCAAATATATCTTGCGCAAGTCGCGCGACATCTTCAAGGCTAGCGTTAGGGTCGATGTCTGGGAAAGGAACATCGATGACGTAGTTAGTGAAAGAGTCTGCTGCATCCCACTGCTCCTGCGACCAGCTGGACGCTGGTTGATTTGATAAGTTGATGAGCATAACTTAAAAGTTTAGTGGTTAAAAAATGCGCTCCCGGCAGGAATCGAACCTGCAACCATCTGATTAGAAGTCATGTGCTCCATCCGTTGAGCTACGGGAGCAAACAGGGCGGCGCGGCGTAAGCAGAAAAAAAAGCTCGCTGTGTGGCGCCGGCCGCCGGTTGGCTGTGGAAAAAAAACCGCGGTTGAGATTGTCAACCGCGGGTGAAACGATGATACTACTTAACATAGTAGCAGCGCTTTTCTCTCAGAGATACTTCAATTTTTTTCCCGCTTGGGAGTTGTATCAACTCCCAATACGGGATAAAATGGTCGTATCGCCGGCGAAGATCTTCGTCCGCGCCATGCTCCGTCGTCGGCGTGACGCGGACAATTTCCGCCCTCAAACGCTCACTATAAACGCAGCTGACATAAGCTGCGTTGAATGGACCCTTTAGGAGCTTTTTTTCTCCATAATTTATCTTCATAATTTTTTATTTTTTTTAAACAAAAAATCACTTTGGTAATACGCTCCAAAAGACCTTACGGCTAAACGGAAAGAAAAACTTATAAGTGTCAAGTAACAATCCTCTTTCAGCCTCTATCACCGAAAATTTGAAGTTCTCATTCATAGTTCGTGTAAACACCTTCCATCCATTCTCTTGCATCCTTATCCCGATGTAACAGCTCAACCCATCCAAAATGGACAGGTGGAGGCAAGAATTTTCTCCGCTATATTTTGCCTCAATAGCGCTGACATAGAAATCTCCCAGTTCTTCTACATCGTCTTCACTTAACGGCAAATCGCCGCCAGGAAGGAGGATTCGTATCAACTCCGAACCCATTCCCACGTCTGGAGGTTGGATATCGGAAGCCGACGCCAGGTCGATTACGTACCTGACTTTTCCAAAATCGGCTGGAATCTGCTCTTCAACAAGAAGTACAATTCTCTCACACCAGGCCATGGCTTCTTTACCAGGCCATTCTTTAATTTTCAACTCGCCTTCTCGCGACAGCACTAAGACCAGTGCGTCGCTCTCAAGGACGTTATTTTTTAGGTCTTTTAAAGTTTGAGAGTCAAGCCTCAACACGTGTTTTTTAGTTCTGAAGTCCATAACAAATTTAATTTGTACCGCTTCGGGCCGCGGCGGCGGTTGAAGTTTTTCAGCACCCTGCCCGACGGGCGCTGTTTTTTAAAAGAGGGCGGCGCGGTCCGAGGCAGAAAAGTTAAGGTTCGGAGCCGGCCGGCAATTTTTAGGCTTCAAGCTCGCCTTCGATGACTTTTTTTTCTTTATCAGGCTGTGTACCTGATAGCCAAACTTTATCGCCATCTGTCTCGGCCGTTAAATTGCCGAAGACTTCGAAGGTTCCGACTCCTCCGATTCGAATCAAGAAAGAGTCTCTTTTTGATACTATTTCTCCCCAATATGTTTGGATAGAATCCCTTTTAAAGAAATAGTTAGAAATTTTCTTCTTTTTCATTTTTTTACTTGTTTTTGTGCCGCTTCGGGCCGCGGCGGCGGTTGGAGTTTAAGCACCCTGCCCGATGGGTGCTTTTTTTTATGCTTCAAGTTCAGCTTCAATCACTTTTTTTGATTCGTTGTAGGTCGTGCCTTCGACGAATATTTTATTTCTTTTTCTTTCGGCTGTTAGCCAGCCGAAGACTTCAATTGTGCCAAGCCCTTTTATACGGAACTCGAAGGAGAACTCCTTGGCGACTATTTCTCCCCAAGAAGTTCTGATAATCCCGCCCGTGTCGCACCAGTATTTATCGTATGCGTACGGATAATTGGTTATAAACCTTTTCATTTCCTTTTCTTTTGTACCGCTTCGGGCCGCGGCGGCGGTTTTAGTTTTTCAGCACCCTGCCCGAAGGGCGCTTTTTCTTGATTCAATAAAAACTCACTTTTTTTTCTCTTTTTCGTAAACCATAAGTGAAATCTCCTCGCACCAGGCCATGGCCCTCTCGCCTGGCCATTGAGCTATCCTCAGCTCGCCGTCATCAAGCACGAGAAGAAGTAAGTTGCCCTTACCTTTAGCAATCTCACCGCTCGCGCTTAGCTCTTTCAAAGCCTCTCGGCCGAGCTTTATTTTGTAACTTTTCACTTTAAAGTCCATAGTAAAGTTGTTTTGTGCCGCTTCGGGCCGAGCGGCGGTTTTAGTTTCAACGCCCTGCCCGATGGGCGTTTCTAACAAAGGATGCCAAGAGTAGCCAGTGCGATAGTCGGGCAGTTCGAACGTTTTCTCACTGCCGTCAGGGAAAACGAGAGTAATCTCGTCGCCCTGTTTTGCTTCGGGAGCCAAAAGTTCTCCCACACCCTCCTCCTCGACCCATAGATGGTTTTTGAGCCTTTTCGCAACGAGCCTCCGCTCGTCGTGGACATAAACTGAGCCGTCTGGCTCAATTTCTACAGCGAATTCTGCTGAAATCTGCAAGCTATCCCATCTTATTCTTTCTGCTTGCTCTTTCGAGAGCTTCACTACGTAGTGTTTCATATTTACTTCAATCGAATAATAAAGGAAAATAAGAATTCTCCTTTTCTAGAAAATGCGCCTTTCAGACAATTGTCCTCTAGACCGATGCGCCAAATGGGCGCCTTCGGCGAAAGAAAGACGTGCGGCCCTTTTACAAGCTTAGGCACGTCGTCAACGATAGAAACGCGCCACCCATTAGCGAAGATTTCGACGTCTTCGCTGATGGGTGTATTTTCAGACGAAATAAACCCTTCAGTTTCTATTCGTCCCAGATGAGTCGCACTGTCATTCGTGACAACGCGCTCACTCGTATTCAACAGTGCAGAAAAACTGCAACTGTTAGCAAACGAAATTTCAAACTTGGAAAGATGAGTGGCGTAATCTCTTATTAAATGCGTAAATCTGTCATACACATTGATGACGTCATCGTCAATGCGAATTGACGACGAATTCGCGCCTAGCCAAAGATTTGCGCCAAGCTCAGTCACGTCGAACGGCAGCGCTTGCTCGTTCAAGTGATAGAAATTAAGCGTTCCGAATGATAATGCTGTTTTTTCCATAAATTAGTTTTATTTAATTTTTAATGTTTAAAGAAAGGTAAGCACATACTTTTTCATCTCTATAAACGTCAATTTCGATTCTGTGCAAATTGTCTTTTGTTTTGTCCGATACGCCTCTTAATTCCCATGAACCGAAAAATTCAGCCTGCAGATGTCTATCCGTCACGCGGATAGCTTGCTGGGTACACCTGACCTGTACCCGGCCGAAGGTTATCGTTTTTTCGCATTCAGCGAGCATTTCGCTACTAGCGATAAGACGATGACATGTTTCTGTTACATGTGTGCTTATTTGTTTAAATCGCCTCAATAAATCGACCTCCACCACGGCGATAACATCGCCGAGTGTACGCCTTTGTGCTGTTATGATTATTTTTTGAGGCTTTTTCGCTTTTTGATGGCTATAAATGCCAGTCACCTTCCAGCTGCAAAAAAGCACCTCAAAACAATGCTCATCAGTAAGCATTGTCAAACAGTTGATAGAGCGCTCGATTTCGACACTTTCGAAGTCGAAAATGTGAATTTGACCGTCGATAAATTCGTTGGACCGAGCTATTAGCTTCTCTATCATTTCTCCGTTTTTTTCTTTATTTATATGTGCTCCCGGCAGGAATCGAACCTGCAGCCGCCTGATTAGAAGTCAGGTGCTCTATCCGTTGAGCTACGGGAGCCCTTAAAAGAGGGCCTTCGGACAACGTTTTGGCCGACAGGCCCTCAAGAAAAAAAACATCACTAAAACCTAAACCATTCTACCATTCTACCGTAGATAGAAAATAGCCCGCGCCGCGCGGGCTGTGCGCGGTGCGGGCAAGCATCAAAAGTACGGGCGAAACTTCACGAATTTAAACTTAGATGTTTTGCTGCCATCCGGGTTTTCCTCCACCACGCGCTCGGTGGTGGCGGCGACGCAAAGGACGCCGGCGGACTGGCAAAGAGATACAAAACAGTGAACGAACGTCATTTCTCCGGCTACGTGGATGACATGGTTTTCATCTTGATTGTCTTCGACGATTTTGTCGAAGTAATTAAGAGCAAGTCGTTTGACGTCGTCAAGTAAAGCCGTCGGTTCGATGTTCGGAAAGGGAACATCGACGATTTTGCCGCCTAATGCTTGTGCAGCATCTCGCTGCTCCTCCGACCAGCGGTCGGATGGGTGATTTGATAAGTTGATAAACATAACAGTAGAGTATTTTGTGCCGCTTCGGGCCGCGGCGGCGGTTTAGGTTTTCAGCGCCCTGCCCGATGGGCGCTGTTTTTTTTAAAAGAGGGCAGCACGGCATTGCTGGTCGCTGCTCGCGGTGCGGTGCCGGCCGCCCTCGGACTCTTAACTTAACTGGGCAAAACAAAACTTTTCTCCGTGCCGTCGGGCAGGACGAGAGTAATCTCGTCGCCCGGCTGGGCATTTGGAACTACGAGGTCCATAAATTCTCGCAGCCCTTGCAGGCTTTTCAGCCGGCGCGTTGCGAATTGACGCTCATCTCTTACCGTAATGGAGCCGTCGCGCTCCATAACGATTGAAAAGTGAAATGAGATTTGTAGGAAGTCCCACTTGAGGTCTTCAAACTGCTTCTTGTTTAAGTTGACTACGTGTTTCATAGCTAGCGATGTTTTTTTGTTTTTGTTAGTACAAAGGTAAGACACTGTAAAGCTTCGTGCAAGACTTTTATGCGTCATTAACAAATCATTAACAAATTGGCGTAAGTTGTAATGATTTGCGACGCTCAAAAGGGTGCAACGCTCCGTCGTACGGCGATTTTCTGCTTAAAAAAAAACAAACAAAAAACCCGCCGACACGATAAAGCGCCGGCGGGTTTGAGAAAGAATATTAATTCACTTAAAATGTAAAATTCACAAATAAATGAAGGTAATCAACGCGCTCAAGGCTAACGCGCGCCTTGAGGCCGCACTCCAGGGTAACTTCAGCTAATTCAGCTGAAGTTATAGCGAAAGGTAAAAACACGACAAAAGTGGGCTCAAGCTTTACAATTCCTATTGTTTCTCGCTTACGCGGAAACGATAGGAATAAAATGTCGTTGGTTTCGATTACAATCAAATCTTCTTCACAACAATAAAAACGCCCTTTTATTGCATCGTTTTTCACGAGTATTAATGTTGTTTCTTTAATTCGACTTCCTAAGTATTTTATATATCTAAGTTCGCTGTATAAAGCGAACTTGTCACATTTATATATTAGCTGATTTTTTTTATATTTATTAAAATATGAGTGCAAAACCACCATGTCAGCTTTGCACTTTATGTTTAAATTTTCGTTCACTTCAATTGTCACTTCAGTGTAAGCATCAGTAAACTGAGAAAAGTATTTGTCTTGTGAGCAACATAGCTCATCGATGAAGTTCTGCGAGAACTTCATCTCTTCAAGATTTTGGATTAGTCGAACTAATTCTTGTTTCATGACTTTTTAATTTTTTTTGTTTTAGTGAATGTTTTTTTATGTGGACAAACGATGATTTACTTTAATAATTCAAAAACAGGCAGTTCAAGATGATGCACAAGATTATCGTTGCACATAACGTGCGCGACAATTGTATCGTAAATTGATACGACGTTTTGGCTTTTGCCCTGCTCGACCTCGAGCACGACGGGCTCGAGGTTTTCAAATTTCAAAATGTAAGATTCTTTTTTGTCTTTTACGTAAAAATCTGTTTGTGCGTCGAAGAGGTAAGGAGCATCTTCAGGCGTAGAGCACAAGTCGAACAAATAAACATGCTTTTTCATGATTTGTAAATTTTAAGCGTTAGTGTTTTTGTTTTTGTTGATACAAAGGTAATACGCCCTTTTGCTTTGTGCAAGACTTTTATGCTCCATTAACAACTCATTAACATATTACCAGCCTCTTCATGCAAAAACCCTTCAAAAACAAAAACCCGCAAGGTCTATTAGCCTCGCGGGTAAACAAAAACAAAACATTAAATCACTAACCAGTTCAAATTTTCAAGCTGGCTTCATACGCAGCCAACTTTGGGCAAAAATAAAAAGCCCGCGGCGACGATGTCACCGCGGGCACAAAAGCTAAGCGCTCTAAAATTAATTAAAAATTGTGCGGCATCATAAACAATTTTACTTCGTCGTTTGGCAGCAAAACTTTCACAATGTCTCCAGAGCTGACATTGTTTAGCTCTGGATTATCTGTAAAATATGTCCCGCCTGCTCCAGGCCAGGTGCTAACTTCCAGATCGTTAGCCTCGTTTAAAACGAGGCAAAAAGAGTTATTAATAGCAAGGAAGCCTGCATCACGAAGATTTCGAAGGTCGTCGTTTGTTACTTTAACTAAGTATTTCATAACAAGAAAAATTTAGGTTGTGAAGAAATAGTGTTGATTGTAGTTGTAGCGCTTCTGCTTTTGTTGATACAAAGGTAAGGCAGCACCAAGCTTTGTGCAAGGCTTTTGCGCTCCATTAACAAATCATTAACAAATAAGCGTGGATACTTAAGGTTTAGCGACTAAAAATCAGCGCGTTGAAAGATTTCGATGCCTTTCTCGCAAAGCCCGACTTACACCTATATATATAGGTGTAGGCATCTCTTCGCCGCTGTCGCGTCGTCCATGCGCTTTTTAGCTCTTTCCAAAAAAAAAGCCGACGCCGGGCACTCGGCCCGACGCCGGCAAAAAATGCGGCTAATGCTTGTCAGAAAGGAAGGTGGCAAAGGGCTTGGTTTTCTGGCAGCCAGTAGGGCGGGCGGATGCCGTACACCGAGCGCGCGTTTGGGTCTGGTAGCGCTCTCATCAAATTGCCGTCTGCATCGTATAAGCTGTAATCCTGCTCAGTTTCTTCAATGATAAAACGTTTAACTAAGCCGTAGCCCTGGGATGCTTTCTTGCCGACATGCGTACAATCAGATAACAGACTTTCTATTTCGTCTTTTTTGCCAACACAATACCATTTGACGCTTTGTGCGTGTCGGATATAAATATTGTTATGATATTTCTTGTACCGCCCTCTCGATGTGTCTATTTTCCCAGAAGCGCGAAGGTTGATGTAATCAGAATGTTCTAAATCAAAAGTCTTATTGTAAAAAGCTTTCGTCGTTGCGCACCTGTCAGGCCAAATACAAAAAGAAGCCTTGTAAATTTCTTCGCCGTTACACAATATTTTTTCGATTGGCAGTTGCGCATCTTTTATTTTTTGCTTTACATCGTCTGTAACGCATGACGACAAAGTCAATTCTTCTTGCCCGTACTTGTTTTTCAAGTATAATGACAGTATTAAGCTGTCAAACGGCAAATAGAAGTCGCTTGAGCAAACGGGAGAAGTGAGATGTGCTGTTATGACTAAGTTCTTCATTTCAAAAAAAATGAATAGACAACGCTGCTGTTTTCGCTGCTAAACGTCATTTTAAATGCTTTAATATCCTCTCTTGCAACGCATGAAAACAGCTTGTTTTTATCAAATTGATAATATGATACAGTTAAAAAGATAACTGTTTTCTCTAAACAAGAATCCAAAACAGCATTAAAAAAAGACCAGTCTACGCGATAAGGGTCAAAATCGACGACGTTACACGAAGCGCACAAATCGACGTGCTCTACACAGTCGCTTTCTATCAGTGTAACGTTGTCAGATTTGAACGCAAACTTGCCTTTTTTTTGCTCAATGCACGTAACACGTTGTGCAACCTTTGACCACAGATGCGCAGTGATTAAGCCCGTTCCAGCGAAAAAATCGACAACTCTGTAGGGCTGTTCGACAAAAGAAAGCCCTTGTTGCCGAATCTTTATTTTTTCCTTGAGCGTCGAGTTGTCGGATGGCATTATCGAAGGAAAAGATGCCGCTGGCCGCTCTCTGCGATGATGCACACGTCTAAGCTCTTCGACAAGAGCAAATCGAGCATTTCTTCCTTCTTGTCTTTACCAAGCGCAACCCAACTGTTATCATAAACAAAATGTGAATAGTTGCGAAAGCGTTGTGGCTTGTCTTTTCCCACTTTTTTTGCTATTTCTTCGCTCTGTTCGTCAAAGCAAAACAATGCCTCATTACTGACTATGTCGCCCTTTTTTAATAAAGCATAGTCAGTAAATGTGTTGCGAACCCATTCGTCGAATTTTATTCCCACTGATTCTTTACCTGTCACAACACAAACGCCTCGTTGTTGTCCGTAGGTGGGCTTCGACGAACACTCGTATATGTATTCGCAACAGTGTTTATTCATACTGCAAATATATGTCTGTTTAGACAAAAAAAACAAAGGCCAGCTCTTTTGCCGGCCAAACATAGTCAATATACGTTCACAAACCCTATTTTTTGTTGAATGCAAGCCCTTTAGTGCTCAACCAACGGAACAAAATGTTGGCTAGTGAAAACACGGCGAGGATAACGCCCTGATAATCCTGGCCAAACAACGAAACAAAAAAGCGATAAAGGTTTTGAAACACCTCCGCCGGCACGCTGGGCAGAAGAACTAACACAATGTTAGCAATGTATACCCATATGTTCGCGTCTGTTAGCCATGCTCTAAGGTCTGGCCTTTTAATAAGGGTGCGAATTGCACCTATAAACGCAATAATCGACACGCCGGCTGCGAACACATTTGTCACGACGTCTGCGCTCAGTGCAAACAGTCCGCCGACCAACAGCGCAACGTTCAGCCAGAAGTTCGTCGACTGGGTCGAGAACTTAACATTGTTGTTACTCATAAGTTAATTTTTTTAAACGTTTTAAGATGATGTGTTGATTCGCCTTCAATTCTGCTTTTTCTTGAATGCACTTAATAACAACCAGCTGCAGCGAATCTATCGTCTGATTCATCGCTGCCAGGTCGCGACGACATTCATTGCGAAGATGTGCCAGCTCCTCCTTGTGATGCAAAGTTAACCTGTCTACTTTTTCGTTTAGCCGAACGACCCAGTAGCCCAGCGCAACACAAAGCAACAACAACAACATGACAGCAAAGCCCTGCTTAGACGCAGCGCTCCAAAACGCTCGCACAAAGTCCGCTAAGCCCTCATAAAACGCCTTCATAACTTGCTCTTTCATGACACAGCGATTTGCTTAATTTTTGAAATCGCCGTGCCAATTTTTTACTACTTTTAAAAATTACATCCTTTTTCGCCTTGCTTTTAACCATTTCCGTTTTTCTTCGATGGGCTGAGGCTCGAATTCAGGATACTTTTTTAACTCGTCTTTGGCTGTAGGCCTCGTTGCCCTTGACTCAGGCGAACAGCTTAACTGAAATATAACAGAGTCACGCAGACAAGTAACTTTCTCTATGTAATAGCTTGTCTCTGTTATTTTTGATTGAAGACTTTTTAACTGCAATTGCAGCTGCTGCAGATATAGTTGCTTCTGCCTTATCGCTTCGTTCAACTGCGACGTGTCGCGATACAATTCGCCTTGGTAAATGATTTCAGGGCGCACTTTGCCAGGCCTATAGACTGTGTCTACTCTTACTAAATAGAACGAGTCTACAGCAATGTAGTCAAGCGAGAAAGCAGAAAGCGTAGTGTCTCTTTCTTGAGGAAACGCCTCTAAAAACACAAGCAGATGAATAAACAACAGTAAGAATTTCATAAATATGTGTTAGTTTGATGTTAACTTATAACCTCGAATAGTAGAAGTTCCATATACAATGTACGCCCATTCGCCCGCGTTCACAGTGTTGAACGTCGAAGCGTTAGCTTTAGTTACTGATTGCGAAAGCGTTACAACACTCGACGCAGATACGTTGTGTATGACGTATTGCCGCCCTGCACATGCGCATGAAGATGCGGTTGGAATAGTCAATGTAACATTAGATGTTCCTGTAAACACGACAGTGTGATGTGTCTCGTTCAGCGTCAATGCACTTGTTGTCTCTGTGTAAGCTGTAGCCAAGCTGCCTGCAACTTGAACAGTGCTGTGTATCTGCGCAGGGTCTGTTTGTCCAAAGCCCGCGCGCACTTTAGAGCTCGCAGTTGTATGAACAAACGTAACTTTCTCATTTGCAGCATCATAGCCTCCAACAGAAAAAGCTATTCGAGACGTGTTGTTTGTCGAGTTTAAGTTGATGAATCGAAACACGTCATCCGTAAATCGAAAAGATATCGCGCCGCTGTGCGCTGACACTGTCGTGCCAAAGCCCAGCCTTGTTTCTCCATGTCCTTCTGATTGATACAACAGTGCTGTTAATCCCGCAACACCCGTACCTGTAAGGCCAGACGAACCCACCGTGAAGCGCGCAGCAGGATTTGAAGCGCCAGCGCCAATGGCGACGTTGCCGCCTCTTGGGTTTATGTGCAAAGGAAAATATATGTTGAATGTGTCGTTGTTTCTTGCCTGTAACCAAAGCCCGTTCGCTTGTGTCGCCATCGCGCCTATGGCTAACACTTGTTTTGTCGAGTTGCCGGCCGACGTTTCGCCGCCGAACTCGGCGATGGCATCTGTAGTAGGCGTTATCCCTGTTGTTGGATTAGCCGCAACACCTCTGACAGAAAAATACTGTCGCCAGTTAGTCCCTGCAACATTATATCGCGAATACCTAAAGTTTAATCTTCTCAACTGCAAATAGAACTCACTCGTTCCACCTTCTATCGCGACATTCTCTAACAGCGTGCCGCCCAGGCGGGCGTTGTTGTTGTTGACATATAGACCGCTCTCTGCACCTGCAAGTCCACCGCTTGTCGCAGATAGTATGTTGCCCGACAGTGTTAAGTTAGAACCAACCGTTATCGCCGCCACTTCTCCGTCTGCGTTTCTGCCCATCAGTGTCGTCGCCGTGCCCGTCGACCCTGTGAGCCTCATTGTTCCATCAACAAATAGTCTATGTGTAGACGTTGTCGCCGCAGGTCCTAAACCCAAACGACCTCTTAAATGCGAATACACCGTGTCGCCGTTGGGCTGCCAGAGAAAGCGCCCAACAGCGGGCTGATATAACCAGCCATGCAATTGTCCTTTCAAACTGATAATGTTTGGGTTAGAGCGTATCATATAAACGTCCTGATTAGATGTTGACGTCTGATTGATTTCGCCTGTGTGAAATAGATAAGCAAAGTTCCCGCCCGGGTTGACGGGATAATAGCGAGGCGATAGATTTAACAAATTGGCATTAGACGACGTACTTGTTATTGTGTTTATAGGATAAAACACTATTTGATTTAATTGTGAAGCGCCACCTACCGGCTCAAGGCGGATTTGTGATTCGGCGGCGAGCTTCAGCGTAAATGTGTCGGCGTATATGTTTGACGAGCCGGACACATTGCCCAAAAACAAGCCTTTGTTTGTTGGTCCTTGTGTGATTATCTGTACGCCGTCTGTTGCTGTCACTTGTTTGATAGCGAGCTTGTATGGCGAAACAGGCAACGTATTAATTCCTATCCCAATTACATTGTTTGTCAGCATACTTGACGTAACAAGTGTGCTGCCGTTGTATCGAAGTGTCTGTGCATCAGAGCCCGCCGGCGGCGATATAACGTAAGGGTTTGGCGTTGTACCCGTCCCGGTTACCTGTATGCCGTTGGCGCCCTGCACTTTCGTCTCACTCCCGTCTCCGCCTGTTGCGTTTATTGTTAAATTTGTTGACGTCGCACTGAGCGTTACGTTTGTTCCTGCTGTTATTGTTACGTCCGCGCCTGATGAACTGTTAAGTGTGACAGGTGATGATGTGCCCGAAAAACTTAAGTCTGTTGTTCCTGTATTATCCGCAGCCGGAGCCCATGACGTACCGTTCCACTTGAGTACCTGCCCGGTAGTTGCACCCTGCTGCGCGATGTCCAGCGGACTTGACAATGTCCCGTTGCCCGATAGCCGAGCCGTCACCTGTGCAACCTGCGTCCCCCAGTTGTCGCCGGGCAGCGTCACTGTGTTGCCGTTTGATATTGTTAAGTTCTGACCCGCAACACTAAGTGTTTGATTATCACTGTCGTTCGCCGGCTCCCAAGCCGTACCGTTCCACTTAAGCACCTGACCGTTCGTTGCGCCTTGTTGCGCAATGTCAAGAGGGCTTGACGATGTACCGTTGCCAGATAACCGAGCCGTTACCTGTGCAACCTGCGTCCCCCAGTTGTCGCCCTGCGCATTGATTATCAGGTTAGTAGACGTTGCGCTCAACGTCACGTTCGTACCTGCTGTAATCGTCACATCTGCACCCGTCGAGCTGTTTAATGTGACAGGCGACGACGTGCCAGTATACGATAAATCTGTGTTGTCTTTATATTGAGCAAGATTGACAAACTTAAACGGCTCGTTGTCTTTACTGATAGACAATCGCAAAGTGTCATTTACTATGCTAAACGTATCTATCACTTGAATTTCGTTTGTCGTATCGCCGTCAACTTCTATTGCGCTTATAATTAGCGTATTTGCCGGACTTTCGTTTAGCGTAATAATACCGCCAGGCGCAATAGTCACGCCTTGGCCGTTTGTTATGTCTATCGTGTAAGTTGGCCCATCTCCTCCTATTGAAAGGTCTTGATTATCTGTGTTAATTGCGTATTTATTCAAATGCCACCAGGCGCCGTCCCGCCAGCGATATAAGCTATCGCAATCGTTGATGACGACATAGCTTTGTTTGTCAACAGGAGTGTAGTTAGGCTTTACACAACCGACAACTCGCTGAATGCGAAATCCTGCTGGTATCCAAAAGCCGAAGTCCCTTGAATATTCCCACCAAAACCCTGTTGACGTGTCTATGCCCACCTCTGCGTCGTAACACACGTTAACGGGCATCGTGGGCTCTACTTTAAAGTAATGAATGCCAGTGCCCTTGGCGCTCTGTGTTTGCGCGAAAATAGATTGACAGAAAAAAACAAGAATAATTAAGATTATTTCTCTGTTCATATTTGTTTAATCTATTGCTACCCACTGCAGCCAACTGCCCTGCTGCACAGTTGTGTCTTTGTTCTGTGCAGTGAACTGTGCCCACTGCATGTTCACTGTTCTGTTTGCCGAGCCCGACACGACAACTGCAGATATGCGCACAAAGCCGTGCTCACTAGTCGCTCCATTTGTCTCGTACGTTCGCATTGTGCCAGACGCCTGGTTAATCGTATACGAAAAATCAAACACTGCTCCCGTCATGCCTGCCCGAACGAGTGTTGCGCCTGTCGCTTCGATTTGAAACTTTATCTCAGAGCCGTTGGCGTTTGTCACAAATATGTGATACTCCGCTAAGCAGCGCTTATTCGCAGGGCAAGTAAACGTCAAATGGTCGTCATTTTGAAAGGTGGTACTGTTGTTGACGATTTCATCTGCATCTTTAAACACAAACGTGGGCGCATTTCCGCCACTCGGACCTGTTGAGGGCGCCCAAGCAGTACCGTTATAACGCAGATAGTCGCCTGCAGTTGCGCCTGAAAAGTTTATCGACACGTCGCTATCTCCTGTCACAATAGTAAGCTCCCTGTCTGTCGTTAAATTTTCGTTAACTGTTATTCCTAACGTATTGTCGTTATTGTTGTCTTTAATGTAAAGTGAGCCTGCATTTGCAACTATTGTGCCTCCTGTTATATTCACATTGTTTGCGTTTTGTGTCGCTATAGAGCCCAACCCAAGCGTGTTTCGCTGTGCAGCAGCGTCCGCATCGTCGAGCAAAGCTTTGCCCGCTGCCGTCACGTCGCCGCCCATTTTTGCCGTAGAGACGACGCCGTTGTCTATCGTCCATATGTTACCGCCGCCCGACACCGTGATGTCTCCCTTATCACCATCCGACACACCACCTGACGAACTGATTGTCAGGTTGTTAGAAGTTGCACTTAGCGTTATGTTTGCGCCTGCAGTTATCGTCACATCTGCACCAGTCGAGCTGTTCAGCGTAACAGGCGATGAAGTACCCGAGTACGACAAGTCAGTGTTCCCGCCGCCACCCGAGCCAGTTTCATCGTTTGCCGGCGCCCAGGCGGTGCCGTTCCATTTGGGCACCTGGCCGACGGCAGCGCCGGACTGCGTCAAGTCTGACAAACTGTGTGTGTGCGATATATTTGCTTTGTTGTTTAATTGCGTTTGGATAGAAGAAGTGACGCCGTCCAAATAACCGAACTCTGTGTTATCAACAAAGCCGGCGGCAATCTTTGTCGCCGCAATGCCCGAAGCTATTTTTGCATTTGTGACAGCATTGTCTTCAATGCCCGCCGTCGCCACCTGGCCAAAGCCCAGCGTCGAGCCCGACCTACGCAACACATGCCCATCTGTCGCAGCAGTGATGTCCGCCACATTGCCCGTGCTGTTCACACTCCTCCCGACGACAGACAGCCCTGCAGACTGTCTAAACTTGACGTTTGTCACCGTGTTGTCGTTTATCGTCCACGTCGCGCCTGAATTTGTCACAGTAATATCACCTTTATTTCCATCTGTTATCCAGCGATTTATATGTCGCCAGGAGCCTGCACGATAGAAATACAAACTATCTGCATTGTTGACGACGATAATGCTCTGTTTGTCAGCTGGTGTGTAGATAGGAGCCGTTGTCGCATTGTGAAGCTGAACGCGATAACCCGCCGCTATCCACCCTAGCGAACGCGAACGCTCATGCCACAGGCCTGTCGTTGTGTCTATCGCCACCTCTGTGTCAACGTTGACGTTGACCGCATGTGTAGGCGCTCCAGAAGTGTACACAATGCCACCGCCCTTCACAATGCCTTGCGCAACAGACGTTGCGCTATAAAAAAAACAAACAGAAAAAACAAAAACAACAAAAGCATGCTTGTTCATATTACAATGTTCTTCTTTTTTTAGTTCCTGCTGGCCAACCGTAAGTGTTCGTGTTTAACAATAAATAGTACTGTCCAACAGACACGCCGCCAGCGGCTGCGTGGGCGTCGTTATTGTAGTAAGGAAGTGTGCTGTCGTCGTCACAGCACACAGGCGAATCGCCCTCCTCTGTCGTCGCCGTGCTGACAACGCGCACCGCGCCCGCCGGCGCGCCGTACGTGTTATCAGTTGACATACAATAGAAATTACCTATCTGAAGCCCTCCCGCTTGCGCTGCAGCGTCATTCGCATAACTAAACAGCGAGACATTACAAACTAAACTGTCGTTGTCGAAGTTTGCGTAAACTGCTTTGACAAAGCCGTACAACACGCCGTAGAAGTTGTTGATTTTCAAAGCATAAAGTTGCCCTGTAGGAATGTTGTTACTCTGTGCTGCTGCATCGCTTTGAAAAAAGCGAATAGGCGCACTACAGACATAGCCGCACCCAACAACGACCTTATACATACCGACTGGCAGAGCAAGCGTGTTGCCCTGGGCAAGTAGGTAAGTCTTGCCAGGCGCCAAACCTGCGGTAATGGCGTCGTTGTCGTTCAAGTAATAGGGCAAATCGTTAAAAATGTGCGACTGAAACACGCGGGAAGGATACCAATAACTGCCCACCCACCTTAAGTAGCTCATCGTATCCGCGCCAAACTGGCCGATGGTGACGGGATTGGCCAACGTTCCCTTTCCGACAATCGGCGTATCTACTTGTATTTCAACGCTGTCTACAACTGCACTTAGCGCACAAGCGCAATTAGTGCTGTCGATAAAGTGCTGCATCGTCGCAAACTGCGTCGCGCTGCGCTCAATGCGTATCTGCTCGCCATTTGGCAACAGCTCCCTGAAAGTCAGCGCTTCAAAGTTCTGAATGATGATGTAGGGCTCGTCTATCCAGCGATGCGGCACGCCTAACCTTCTGATAATGAGCCCTCTAAACGTTCGAGACTGCGTTGACGTATTGCACACGTCGCAATTACCCGCCGACGCCGTCAGCGTTCCGCACACACATTCAAACGTGAATGTCGGCTGTGCGACAATCGTCGCAATAGACAAGCATAAAAAACAAACAGAAAAAAACGCCTTCATCGTTATATTTGCATCTGCGAACCGAAGGCGAGAGGACACGGTCCTATGTTGATGCCCTGGCAAAAGTGCCAGGGTTTTTTGTTTAATAGAACTCCATAACGATACATACGCCATTTGCACCATTACCGCCCGCTCCAGACGACGCTCCATTCGTCGCCGCGCCGCCTCCACCACCGCCGCAGCCATATTTGCCGCCGTTGCCGCCTCGACCGCCGTTCACCGTCCCCAGCGTGTTGCCTGCTGCTCCGCCGCTGCCTGGCTGGCCGAAGATTTTTAGTTCGTTTGGGACGTCAGCAGAGCTGTTTACAAAAACCCTAAAGCCAATCGACGAAACGTTGTTCGGGCCATCTGTGCCGTCGCCGCCCTCTCCCGTGCCACGCGGAACGATAGAAGAGTCTGTAGTTCCAAACAGACGGATGGCACCGCCGTTGCCGCCATTACCTCGAATGTTTGAACTGTTTATTCCTCCACCTCCAGCGCCCCCGCCTGAACCTGTCGACGAAAAAGACAAAGATGAATTTGTTCCAGTCGTTAAGCCACCTGCTCCTCCTGTCGACCCTCCCAAAGAAATAATGATTCCTGCTGCCAAAGCTGAGCCGCCGCCGCCGCCTGACCCAGCAGTATTTGTTCCGCCTCCACCGCCTAAACCGCCGTTCGCTAATAAATATGACGCTCCATTGAACGTTGTCTGCCCCCCGTTTTGTCCGCTGTTACCGTTAGTGTCCGCCGACGTCACCGCCGCACCGCCAGCACCGCCGGCGCCGATGACCACAGCAGCACTGTTGGGCAAATTCGCCGCCGGCACCAACGCGCAAGTATATGCGCCGCCACCACCGCCGCCGCCTCCATACCTGTTTGTTCCTGCCGCACCTACCCGGCCGCTGCCGCCGCCAGCGCCGCCGCCTATCAGCACAATATACGCGTATTTAAGCCCTGCCGGCTTTGTCCACGTGCCGTCAGCCTCAAATACGCGAATGATATAGTCGTCCTGATGCCTAATTTCCATCTCTTATTTTATTGATATCCAGCCTGTTGTAGTGCCTGCAAAAACAAAAATCGCCGTGCCCGACACCCTGTTGATGTTATACGTTACGCCCGTTGACCCGCAAAAACGCTGCGAGCCAAAAGCTACCAAAAGCTGTTTAGACGAAGTAACCGCCGACCGGGCATCGCTGACGCCAAACGTGTCGCCTACGGCCGGCGATGATGGAGGCGTTACGGTTACAGAGCCGCCAGACACATCGACTAAATACAGCACACCCGCGGCTGCTGTAAAGTCCGACGTCCGAACGTTCTCTGGCTGCTCGACAGCAGGCAGTCCGGCATCAGTATTATCGTTCGCCGGCGCCCAGGCGGTGCCGTCCCACTTGGGTACCTGGCCGACGGCGGCGCCTGATTGGGCCAGCTTTGCAAGCGGAATGCCTGCAGGCACGTTGGCCTGCGGGATTTCGTCAGAGCTGCTTAGCTCAACGACATTACTACCGTCAAACGCCAAAGGCTTGCGAACAGGCATTAGCTTCTAATAGCGATAATCTCGGGACGGAACACTAACGAGCTCGCAGATACAGCGACGCCTACTAGCTGCACAACATGTCCTGCCGTCGAAGGCGCCGTTGCCGTGATGCCGCCGGCGGTCGTTCCAGAAAGAAAGTAGCGCGAACCCACCGTAAGGCCTGACAACGAGTCGTTTATGCCCTCAAGGTACACCGTAGCAGGGTTGCCGTTGGTAACTGCCGTGAGCACAAACCCAACCGCAGCCTTGGACGCGTTCGACGCGCTAGCGTCCGCCTTCGCGACTGTGCCCGTTGCCGTTACGTACACTAAGTCTCCCGCTGCCAGGTTCTCGGCTGCATTACCCGTGTACGTGGGCTGCCCGATGCCCGTTGGCAGCACCGACTGGTCGAGTCGCCCGTTAGACGCCAGCGCAACGATTTTGCCGGCATCGCCGGAGCCCGCGCTAACGACCGTTGCCTCCCGCTCGGTGGGCAGGCCGTTTGTTCCAACCTCTAAATATTTGTTTGCCATAGATGTTATTTATCTAATAATTGTTAAAGGCCTCAAAATGAATCTGTTAACATCACTTGCAACGCCTGCAATAGACAACAACACAGACGAAGCAGGCGGTGTGTTAGAAAGAGTAGATAATGCTGTAACAAAGACGGGCGCACCTGGCGCGAAGGAAAAGCCCACGTCGCTGCATTCGCCGACAATCTGTATGTTTACCACATCGCCTGTCAGGGCTGAGTTTGTCGCTATGCCCACCGCTCCTGCTGCGTGTGCGATGTTGTTTATGTCAAAGTACACAGCAAGAGCACCTTGTACCGTCACCGCCCGCCCGGCGACGATATTATGAGCAGCAATGCGTTGTATCGTCTGCCCACCCGCCGGCCCGGGCACACCTGGAGGTCCTTGTGTTCCGCGCGAAATAGAGACAACAGGCTCCTTGCGCTCAAGAGCAATCATCACGGGCTTTTGCGTCAACACAATCGTGCTCATAATAGCGTTAAGGAGGCGTTATTGTTCTAATCATCTCAATCTCAAAGCGCAACCAAGTCTCTATTTTCCCTCCTGGCGTAGTCATTTGCAAATCAGCATACAGGGTACAGGGCGCCGGCCAAGTGGATGTGTTAACATTAAACTCTATTGTGCCGTTTCCAAGCGCAATCCCGCCCAACGGCGCGGAGGTAAGTGTTGCAATGATAGTGCTGTCTCGTTTCTCTATACGCATCGACGCTGAATAGCCTGCTGTCAAGTCGATGTTATTGCCCAGCTCGTCTTTCACAAGAAACGTGTCGGGTAAGAACGTATCGCCTTTCGGAAAGTCTTTGATTTTCACAAGAACAGGCGAATAATTCAACTCGACTGCATTGCTCATGTGATGTAGTCAATGACGCAGTTGGATTGAGTAAAGCGAACACCATTCAGCGCAAACTCCTTGCCGCCCGGGCCGTTAATTGTGACGTCGAACGCCGTCGCCGTTTTGACTACCGTCACCGTGTAGCCTGCAGGAAAGTTTGATGCGTTAGCAAATAAGCCTTGCACCGTAGCTGCCGAGTCCGTCGCGTGGTTAATCGCGCCCAGGTTGACCACGACACCGTCCACCGAGAAATTGTTCGTCGCGCCGCCCGATACTGTCAGCTTAAAGTCACAAATGCCTACGCGCTTGCATTTTTTCACAGCGTTGACAACAGTGCTGCCCGAGTGCGTCGCGCTGACAACGATAAGCGCTCCGGCGATTGAATAAATCACGTTGCCGCCCGCAGTCGTGTACGACACGCCCGGAAGGTCAACGCCGTCGTCGAAGTAGTTCTGCGCCAGTATCTCCTCGCGCATTTTTGCAGCAACATCCGCCGCGCCAGACACGCCGATTGCCAACGTAATCTCTGCGCTGTCCTCTTTGCGTTTGATTTTCAAAGAGTTAACTGTAGCGCCGCCCGGAATAGTCAGCTCAAACTTACACCCTGCAGGATAATCGTTGCAGCAAATGTCGTCTGCTAAGTTTCGTTTCAAAACGTCTTTGTTGCCTGCCTGGCCACCAGAAGGTACAAACATATCTGCATTTTTTTTAAAGTTATCAATCGTTGTATTCATTGACTATCCACTTGTCGTTCCATTTGCCCATCGGGCAGTGGGTTATTTCTATTCTTCTTTTATGATGATTAATATTAATCAAACTTGCTGCCTTCAACTCCAAAAAACACCCGCATACGGCGCAAGTCTTCATTCTCTCTTTCTCTCGCAAAAACTCACATGAGTTGCATACATTTAGTCTGTTTAATTTCGTCTGTGATGTTGCTTTTTCTATGACTAAATGTCTCGCCAACAATGCCTTTATCGACCAAATAATGCTGTTCATCATACTCTAAAAGCTATTCGACGACCGCTTTTTTTTGTACAACTTTCAAGCTCAGGAAGGCATATAGACAATGTTGAAACAAGCGCTTTACAATCTGCGTCTTTTTTCAATTTATTTATCAACTTCATCACGCCTTTCTTAACCATGTCAAAATCGTTGTCAAGCTGCCGACAAATAGCTTCGAGCTCGGGCTTGACAGCTGCCCTATATGACTGATTGTACCCTTCCGCCACGTTGACGACGATGCCGCCGGCGGTTGAGTGGTATGTGTCATAAAAGAGTGCATTTCGATACGCCCTTAGTGCAATCATCTTAGCAAGCCCTTTGTACCATAGCTCGTTCGCACAATCATCAGTAAACTTAGAAACAACGTCCCAGTCACTGTCAATGTCCTTGGGATGTGTTCTGTTGCAATTAACAGTAGATTTAAACACTAACCCACGATACATGACCATTTCGTCGAGCACGTAATCCCTGCCTTCTTCGTATTCCAACACGTCTGCAGGGATAGGCGTCAGTTTACTCTTTAAATAGTCATAAAACGCTTCGCCAAAATACCCGACAATGACCTCTTGCTCGATATCTGCCAAAAACAGCGCGATGTTCCGCTCGGGATAGTCCCGACCGGCGGGCGAATACATCTTTACTTCAAAAGCAGTAGCAATCATCGTCTTTGCACGTTTTTATAGAGCTCGACTTGAGACTCAATCGGCGAAGCAAACGTCAATGCGTATTGCGTTAAATCCTGTCTGTCGACAAGTTGCCAGACGGCGTTAATGATTTTATTTGTGAACCCTAACACGTTTTTTCTCAAATCTGAAATGACCGGCTCAACATTCATGACATAATCTGCGATGTACGCATCTGCACTAAATCCGTTCGCCACATCCTCGCCCATAAATCGAAGCGTTAGCCCGTGCGCATTGATGATGTGCGCCTTAGCCATTTGGCCCATCTCTTTAAACCAGCTCTCCGATGTATTGGGCTTGACCTGATACACGAACATAGGCTTAGAGCCGTAGGGTCTCGTCGTCAAAAAAACGCTCATCGGGTCATCGCCTCTGTTCGTGAAGTTTTCGATAATTCGTTCGGCAAAGGTGTTGAAATTGTCGTCCGCTGCGCCCTGTTCGTCAAGCACAGGCGCTTGCTGGTCGTCTTCCATTTCAATTATCAACTTGCCGGTGAAGCCGTTTGCCGATTCGCGCGCTTGAAACAGCGCGTCCTGCACTTCGCGAAATTTGTAAATATCAGCTCCCTGGCTGTCCGGCCGGCCATACCACCTGTAATCGCCGTTCTTTAAATGAAAAAGCGAATACAACACGCCGTCTTTTTCCGAAAAATTTGGATAAAGCGGAACAATGAGTGGCGGATTTTTCCTCAAAAACTCTTCAGACCACATCGCCGACACCGCCGCCATAGGCATTTCTCCCTCTTGTGTGTTGATATACAACACTTTGTCCTGGCGAAGACATCTTAGCGACACCTTCCTTTCACCTGCAACCTCCGACGACGTCATCAACACCCAGGCGTTGCCTGTTGACTTTAAGTTCCAGGCGAGCAGGTGGTGGAAGTTGCGCAAGTTGGTGTTGAAATCTATCGTCGAACGTATCGCATCGCGATAGGCGGCGCTTTGTACATCAGACAACTCAGCAACTTCTTGCGATGTAGCAAAGTCATCATCGTCAACGAGAACAACTTGCGCTTTGCTGCCGAACGCGTATGTCACACTTTTTTCAATACAAGCTGCGTGAGTAGGCGACAGCTTAGCGAGCATCAAATAAAAATCCACAAGCCGCTGGCCAGTGCTGCGACTGAATGTCGCATAAGGCACTAAGCGCCAGCGGTCAAATACGCGCTGCAGCTCATACCCGTCCCTCACCTCATCGGCAATCGGGTCCGGGAGCGAGAACAACAGCTCGCTCGTGCCGAAATTTGCTTTCTTGCGCAATACTTGACCGCCGGGTATGCTGCTCATGTCACTTCAGCTTGTCTTTTTCTATTGCTTTTTCTTCGTTTTTCTTCACAAATGGATGTCCCATTTTGAACAAGATGTCCAAATCAGCCTGCGTTGCGCCCGGCACTTCAATCTCCTTGCCATCGGGAGTCGGCACCTTGACCGTGCCAACCAAAGACACCCGGCGAACTCCGCCCTGCTCGGTCGGAATGACGGTCAGGGCAAAAGAAATGCCTTCGGGCAAATTCACAGTGTATTTCATATCAATTCATTAAAGCGCTTCAATCGCTGCGTCTGTCATGTTCGTCGTTGGAGAAAAAGCTGCAGACGACGACGTAATGCGAACTTCTAAGCGAGATTGATTTGCAGCAGTATCACTGATTATCGAACACGTCGCCCGACAGTCGCCTTCTTTCGACAATGTAAATCCGCCGGTGGCAGTCGAGTCAATCTCTATACCCTGCACCAGTCGAGCTCCGTTCGCTAAAATCCATACGACAACTACCTGACAGCAGCCGTTCAGCGCATCAGCAGCGTCTGTAATTTGCTTGCTGATGCCGTTTATCTGAAAGAACCCTTCTTGATTCACTCTGATGCCCGCCGAAAATTCGTTCGGCCGCTCGCCTGTCTGATTGAAAAACGCCGTCTGGTTTTTGGCAGGCTCGTATTTTTTAAAAACACCTGGACCGCCCGACACGGTAAAACCCGTGATAATGCCCGCGTTAGCGCCCGTGCCGACGGTAATGGCAGTTATAGCCGACGCTGGCGCAATATAGCAGCCAACAACGCCGCCCTTCGCCGGCGCGCAGGCGTTAGATGTTAGAGAAATAAGCTGACACATATTGTCTACAGTTTATTGTTCAATGTGAATTATGCAGGAAGTTTGACGTTTCGCGCGTATGTGACGAAGTTTTTCACAACATGTGCGCCGAGGCGCAAGTAAGTGTCCATGAAGACTCTACCCTTGTGCGGAGGGTCGAGGTGCTGCACAATTTGTAAGCCCATGCCCTCATACTGCTGAGGAATTTCGCCCGAATACGCTATCGCCAGCGCGCCAGGCGCGACGAGCGCTGCGCGGTGCGATGTTGTTCCGGCTATCGAGTCGTAGCTGTTGCAGATGTTCCAGCGCACAACAGGCATGCCGTAATAGCTCAGCACATTTCGAAGCTGCAGAACAGAGCCGTCAACACCAGTCATTTGATATCTGAACGCTTCCGTCGAGCCCGCGTGCGTTGTGACCAGGTACTCGCGATAGGCTTCAAACAGCGACGGGCTCAACAAAAACACAGGCGAGGTCTGATCGGGCGCCAGCTCTGCATACAACATATCGCCAAAGTCGCCCTTTGCGCTTGCCCGAAGCGCTTCTAACAAATCAATAATGTTCCCAATAAACTTGCCCTGCGCATTAAACGAGCCGTCCGGCAGCGGGATGTCGAACCCTGGCTCGCCGTTGTTGGCCAGCTCGTCCATTTGCGTGATTAAGCCTTTCAGCGCAGTTGACGTCTGCTGGTCGTAAAAGTCCGCCCACTCGCCCGCCGACACCTTATATTTATTAGTAGTGTTGACGGGACCAAGAGTCGGATGGTTGGAAAAGTTAAGTGCCATGAACGCGCTATTACCCAAGCCCAAATAAATCGCTCGAATCATGCGCTCGTAAAGCGCACGCCCTTCGGCAGTAGACAGCATGTCCTTTACACCAGGGCCTGGCGCAAAGATGCGCTCAAAACAGTCCGTCCAAAATTGAGCTGGGCACTGCTCAATGTTGACTTGAAAAGGATACGTGTCAATCTCCAGCGCGTTGAATGTCGTCGAGCCTTTGGGCTGCCAGTCGCAGTTGTTTTTTCTCGAAGACAAAACATGCTTGGGCGGTTCAATGCTAACAGGGCGCGCCTTCAAATCACGCCCAACACTCATTGTTGCAAACAAATTCAAAAAGTTTGCGTTAAGGTCGCCCAGCTTAATGCCTATCTGCTCAAACAGCGTCATCGACTCGCGCGTGGGAATGCGGATGTATCTCGTTCCACCCACCTGCGACACTTCAAGCACCGCGCGGTCGTTCTCATCTACAATAATTGTCGGCAGTACACTGCCTTGATACGTCGTTATCATAGTCAGTTCTTAGTTTGACGAGCAAAAGAGTTAATGTTGGGCATCTTAATAACATTCTGCGAATTCATACCTCTCCGCGCGGCTTCGGCGATGGGCTCTTGTGTGTCGTTGATGTCAGCAGCAGACGAGCCTAAGCGCGCGCTAAGAGCTGCAACGCTTTTAGCAACTTCAGACAGCGACGCTTTCAGATTTTCGATGCGCTCGGACAGCTTGCTCTCTACAGCAGCTTCACTTTCAGCAATCATGCTTTCTACATGCGCCATCTGCGACTCATAGTTTTCGCATTTTTCACTTAACTGCAAAAAAGCAGCGCGCAACTGTTCAACGTTCGCAGTAAACTTTTCCTCAACGCTTTTTTCTATGAGCGCGCGCATGTCGTTTACTTCGACAAGTAGCTGATGCGCTTCAGAAGCAGTAAGCTCATCTTTGTTTGTCAGCCTCGACAATTCTTTAACAATTGCATCTAATACTTTCATGTCAATTTAATTTTCGTTGTAAACTTTAGATAGTGCATCAATACGCTTCAAAGCGTACTTCAACGTTCCAATGCTATCAACAAGTCCGCGATACTTTGCCTGCCCTGCGAAAAACATCGCGCCCGACACAGCTTCTTTGTGCCTTTCGCTGTTCAAGTCGAGCCCTCTGTCTTTTGTCACTTGCAGTTGAAAGCGAGCAGTCGCTTCTTCGACCAATTCTTGTAGCTTAGAAAAATCACCTGACACTGCCGCCCGAAACTCTTCGTTTTTTCTCGAGCCGTCGGCATACAAATCCAGCCACTCCTCAGCGTACGCCTCAAGCGCTTTCTTATTGACAGAAATGACAGAACCTATTGAACCCACCCGGGCATTGGGCATTGCGACTATTTCATCTGCATTTGAAACACCGCCATATCCTGCGCTCGCAGCGAAAATTATATGCGCAACGACAGGCTTGTTTCTATCGCGAATCGCCGAGTGCAATATGTCCATCGCCGCCATCTCGCCGCCACCACTATTTACTTGAATAAGCACTCCCTTTATCGCGTCATCTGCATAAGCTCTGTACATATCTTCCGCCGCACTCATCATCCCGCCCGCAACGATTGAGCCACCTGAAGTCGTCGCTTGCATATAGCCGACGACTTTGATTATTGCGATGCCACCGAACAGCGATTCGCTGTCAGGATAAAACTCGCTTTTTGTTTCTTTCCTGCGCTCTGACAGATTCAAGTCTGAAATTGAAGCGCCTGCTTTGATAAGCGCTAAATCGCGCAAATATGCGTGCAGATACGCCAGCGCGCTTTCTGCTTCTATCGCTAAATACGAGCTAACGATAGATGAATACACATTTCTGTTCGCGTCAATCTGCATAATGCAAAATTGTATGCACATATCGTGCACATAAAAACAAGTTGTATTACTTGCCTGTCCGACATGACACAAAAAAAAATCAGGACGACATTGCGTCGCCCTGACACAGAAAAAACAGCATGATGAATTATGACCGAACTAACGCTTCCTGTTGCGAAGAATAGTGCGCACTGCTCGTATACTGATATTATATTTAAACGACAAAGCTGCAAGTGAAGCGCCTTTTTCTTTATCTCTTAACACAAGAGGCCGAATGACAGCTTTGTAATCGTCAATGACTAAAAACAGATGCCGCACCTCGACCGGCAAGGCCTCCCAGTCATGCGCGTCAAAGCCTGCTAAGCGCGCCAGCTCTACGCATTTCTTTTTGTACAACTCAAAGTCAACTCTGTTGCTCATGCTTTTTGATATAACCAAGTCGAACGCCCTGCTCAAACTCTTGCAGCAGCCTGTGCGCAGTCGATTGACAGCAATAGCGCGCGCTTGACAGCTCATATCTGTTGTGTATAGCAATCAGCGCTGCTAAATCTTTCTGCTCAATCAGCTTAATCACGCGCTCATGCTCGTGAGCAGGAAGCTTACTAAAGTTTAACATATCATTCAAATTTGAAAGTCACACAATTGTCAGGAGCATCAAACGAAGCGCTGCCTACATTAAAAGCCTGCCAGCTGCCGCCCTGCCAGCGCTGGCCCTGCTCATCGTGCGTGTATCGCAGGACAGGGTTTGTCCCGTCCGCAACGATTATTTCAAACGCAATGCACGCCGGCCGGCTTATGGAGAAAAAAGCGGGCTTCCCACCCGCAACTCGCTGAGAATAGTAAAAGTCAAAGAACTCAACGCGCAGCTCGTTCAGCTTGTCGATTAAGTTCGTCACATAAGCGCCCGCTCCCTGGTCAACTACTCTCATCACGCCAAGCGCGATGGGCGCATCGACATACTGCTTGCCGTCCGCTATGAACGACGTTATGCGCAAGTTATTGAAAGTAGATGTGCTGATGTCTGTGTTTAGCCCGTTCACGTAGTCGCACTTGCTGAATATACAATTGCAAGGCGCTTTGCAATTGCTGCTTTTCTGAAAAGAAACGTCAAATGAAACAGGAGCGGGCACCTCTGGCGTGTAATCGCGAATCGCGCTAAGCCAACCAACCACAGGGCGCCCTTTCACCTGAAACGCATAACGCTTTCTGAATGCAATAGACGTGTACTCTTCTGCAGCAATAAACATCAGCGCATCCACTCTTGCGCCTGTCAGCCTTTCGGCAAAGTATTGCGCATAAAACATCGAATACAAATCGTTGTCCGCCCTGCCATACACTGCGTTGCCGTCTATTTCAGTGTATCCCTCAAGCGCCCACGTGCGTAGTTGCGTTGCATAGCCAAAATCTTCTCGCGGCAATGCATATTCATCAAAGTAAATCCAGCCATATTTATCAGCAAGACGTGACGAAGCCGGCCGTGCATTTAACTGTTTGACCTTGCCAAATGCGAACAGCACCCGAACGCCCACGTCAAAGCTCCTTCTTCCGTCACTGTTATCCCAGAGGCGCGGCAAAAACGGCGTCGGAATGCTTTCCTCATTTGTAAGTCTGAACACTGTCCTTTTGAGCACTAAGCTTTGACCCTCGACGCAGGGTTCAAAAATGGGATTAGCTAACTCTTCCGTCTGCTCGACAAACTCCTTTCCGTTGAATATACGCCTCGAGCCTGGAGGGTCAAGGACAGTAGCTTCTTGAACAGCTTCGTCATCGCTGTCTTTGAATCTAAGCAGTGTATACCTCGAAAGACCTTCGGTTGAATATGCAATTACTTGCGAGTTATCCACTATATCGTTCGAAACATCGACAATGCCCAATCGGTCGCTAAAGTAGCCGCCGACATCATGCCCATGCACGAGCGCATCGAACCTGGGCAACAGCTCCACTTTGCGCGTCACCCAGTCGGTGTGCATGACCGCATTTGTCATGTGCATGACGCCCTTTAATATGTCCAACAGCGTAACATCAGAGCGAAGCACGTTCGCATCGATAATGTCACCTCGACTAATCGCCTCGTTAGCTGGCTCGACAAGAAAGTACGCGCCTTCTTTTATCAAAAACGCCGCGCCGCCCAGGTCAGACGTCCAGTGAATCGCTGCCGCTTGGTCAGGGTTTAGTGCGACGATAAATTCCGCGCTGAAGTATTGCGTCGATGACGGCTGAAGGGTAACGGTCTGGTCTTCGGATAGTATTTCACCGCTAAACTGCCCATTGGGCAGCAGCTCGTGAACGGCAAAGGCAATGTCCTGAGGCAACACAGGAATACTAAGCGTTCGTAATTCACATCGAAGAACAAAGCGGAACTTTGCTTTGAAGGGAAACAAGTTCTTCACGCCGCACAGCCACGTACCCGACACGCTGTGCGGCACGGCAAGGCCCGACTGGCCGACGTAGTCTTGCGTGTCGAAGTAAATAAACTTGTTCGGATTACTACTCAATGTGTCAATAAGAAGTTCATTGCTCAACTGCCTGTTGATGACCCTGTGCTTCTTACCGAACATCTGACCGTCCGCGCCGAAGCCTTCAAAGTAATTGCTCCTAAGCGCATACACCCATAGCCGCCTGAACCACTCCGTGTCCAGCAGCGCACCGCCCAACTCCCAGCCGATTTCTGCAAAGCCTTTCTTTAGCAAATAAGCCAAATTGACAAAAGGCCTTAAGTCTTCCAAAGCGACCATTTTTCTCATCTCTCCCGACACTTCGTCGGGCTCGGTCTGGTCTACCCAGCTGCCGTAGTCCACGACCGGAAAATAAAACGCCTCGCTCGTATTCGCCTGGGCGGTGAAATCACCCTCGTACTTTGGCTTGTCCCAAGAAGATAAAACATTAGCTTTTTCAAACTCAAAAGTTCCAAAGTCGATAGTGTTAATCGCCTTGTTCGCTGCCGCCTCCGACCAGTGCGCTTCGCCTGAACGCAGTTCAACTTCCCACCTCTGCCTTTGCATGTCCTTTCGCAGCACGATAAGCTGCGCAAAAGGCAAGGGTGTGGCGCTCATGTAAACGACAACGTCTATGTGCTTGCTCTTTCTGTCGAGTGTCGCTGGTGTGTCGTAATCAATAAACACAGCGTCGTTAACAATCGAGAAGGGCAAGTCAAATCGCAGCGCCGCCTCTCGCTCAATCTGATTGAACGCGTTTAGCTGTTCAATGCTCTTAAATAAACGCAGCGAAAAATCGCCCGGCAGGTCTAAGTCTACCTGCTCAACACCCAAGCGCGCCTGGGCGATGGAGTTTAAACTCGTTGCTGTTATTTTAAACGACGACATAAGCGCTTATAAGCGTGCGCAATGTTTTCTTCCGCTAATTCTTTATCGACTTCCATCAGCTTGTTTGTCACGATAATCGTTCCCGCATACCCTTCGCGCCTGGGCTTCGTTTGAAAAGCGTAGCCTAACCTGCTTTTTGACGAAAAGTCAATTGATGCGAACACGTTATTCTTTTGTCCCAACCGCTCGACGACCTCGGCTGCAAAATCGATGAGCTGCTTGTTTTGCCAGCTCGTTACCAACGCATAAATAAAGCGCTCCGAAGCATTCTTTTTAACCCAAAAAACTACCTCCTCATCATTAACATCAACTTGAAGCGCTTTAGCGTCGTCTCTTTCTATCACAACGCGCAGCTCTTTCCCAAACAGCATTATGTTTTCAGGCACAACAAACTCTCTCTGAGTCGCAGAGTTAATTCTCGTTGACCGTCTGACTCTTGATTTCATAAAGCCTTCCCTTTAGTATATAATCTACTTGCTCGCCCATTTTCTTTATCGTCGTCGCTCCAGCATCAAGGCGAAACTTGAAGGCCATGGGCTTATTGTTTTCGTCTGTAAGTCTGAGCCAAAGTTGCGGCGAGGCGATAGCATGTCGAACAAACTCTTCGTACGCTTCGCCCTTCGACCTAACGACAAGCGTGTAGACATCCGTCGCTACGTGATTTACTTGCGTTTTTCCTCCGTAAGCCGCCTTTTGCCAAGAAGTCGCCGCACAACTTTGGCGCAGTTCGGCCTCGTCAAATCTTCTTTCAACAGCTCGCTCGACAGAGTAGACCGGCAACGTCTCGATACCGCCCAGCTTACCCAAGAAATACAAGTCCGTTCCGTTTTTGCACGCGTCGTCAATTTCATACAAAGTCGCCTCGGTCAATTGCGTTGCATCGGCGAATATCGCAACGTCGTAACCTTTAATGTTATTCAGCGCGTTGCCCGTCGCCGTCGAGATGAACGAGGGCGACACGTTTACAGCGTTCATGCCGTAGCCGCTGTTGGGCACGTCTAAGTTGTAAACAGGGTTTGTCCCTGTTTTCAATCGGACGACAACGCGCAGCTTGAGTTGCGAAAAGTTGACGACAGATTCATTCAAGAAGTACCACAGCCAGCAGCGGGAGTGCGTGAACACCTTCAGCGTGAGCGGCTTTGTCGTCAGAAATCTGATGTGCGTTTGCCCGGGTGGCAACCCTCCTGGTGCTCCGCTCCAATACCTGCGAACGCCAAACACGTCCGCGGGCTCAAAATATCCGTTAAAAACCGTCACCGTCTGAGGCATGAACGTCAAATCGCCGTACTTCACCGCGCCTGCCGCATCGTTGTACAGCCAGCCGACCTGCAAGTTGAAGTACTGCACAGGCCCATCTGGCCCGACAGTCGGGTGGGTATTCGAGCTAATATCAGGCAAGGGCGTGCGCAACAACGTGCGCGCGATGGGCATAATGTCGAAGGGCACGCTGTTGGCGCCCGAACATGTTTTGCCAGGCGCGACGCTCTCAAACTGCGTAACAGCACCGGTGTACTTGCGAAATACCCTGAACAAGAGCTTGAAATTGCTGCGATAAACAGGGTTAACACCGTTCGCGTATGACGACGCGTCAAGTATGCTATTTATCGCGCTGAAGTTCATGCCTGCAGGCCCAAAATCGGGCTGGGCGCCGCACTCTTTCCAGACGAGCGTTACTTCGAGTGTCGCATCGTTAACAACAACGTCGCATCTGCTCGCAAAAAAGTAGTTGCTGTTTAGCATGCATACAAAGTTGTACATCGTCGCAAGTCCATCACCTGCGACGACTTTAAACGTCGTTGCAGTACAGTCTGTGCTGTTGTCGATAGACAAATCGATGCCTGCAATTTTGAAGTTACCCGAGCCGAGCGCCGGCGGCGATGACTTGAACTTGAAGTAAACATTCGCCGCGCTGCCTGGCGTAGTCGCTACATCTGAGTCGTCTGGACGAACGACCCACTCTGCACACTCGCTTATCGAGTAGGGCCGCTGCTGGGTGGGAGCAGAAATAATGTTTATAGCCATTTTTTATATCAGTCTGTTTTTTTTCAACGCCTGTTCGCGCTCTAAGCGCCTGTTCGCATCGAACAATCCCTCTGCCAGCGCGCGCTCAACGCGTTGCGCGTTTCTCTCTGCGATTTGCTCAGCGATAGCTTGCACTTGCTCGTCGTCAAATTGAGCTTGTGCGTTAACCGACACAACAACTGCACCTTGCGCTTGGGCCTGCCCGAGCGCCGGAACGCCAACAAATCCGCCTTGCGCGAAGGCGGGAAGAAAAGCTCCTGCAGTCGGCACCTTGCGCGAAGCGCGTATTTGCTCGAGCGCGCCAAACAGCGCCGGCATGCGTTTGACCATCCACCTGGGCGCGACATACTCACCCTCGTGGACGACTGCGCCCGAACGCTCCAGCTTACCTGCGACACGATGTCCCGTATCGTCTGCCGGAGCGACCGCCCGAAGGAGGCCGCCTCGAGAGACGTCTGGAATCGAACGATAAAAATCTATCGCATAATAGCCGTAGCTTTTTTCTTTAGTTTTTTCTCCAATCGGCCCGCCTTCGGCAAACTGCTTACTTTTAATAATTGCAACTTGCAACGCGCCAAGGGCGGCGGTCGCTGCAGCAAGGACTGGGTTGTATATGACTCGAGTAACAGCTACTGCAGTGTTGATAATCGCTTCAACGATAGCTATTTGCTTTCTTTTCTCCGCTGCCTCTTTTTCGATTTCTTCCTTCTTTTTTGCCTGCTCTTTTTCTAGACGCTCAACCAGCTTAGCGTTTTGGCCTGCACGCTTTTTCTTTGCTTCATACTCTTCATCAATCGCGCGCAGCCGAGCGCTTTTTTCATTGTCAGCACTGATGCTTGCAAGTTCGAGCAGTTTGTCCGCAAAGCTTTGCGATAGTTCAATTGCTTGCTCGACAGCTTCGCGTCGTCTACGCTGCAGCTCTTCTATTTGCGCAATTTCTAACTCAAACGCTTCTTGCTGCGCATCGCTTACTTTTTTAATGCCCTCTATTTTTAGCTGCTGCAGCTCACTTTCTATTTCTCGAACTACAGCTGCGTATTTCTGCTGCGCAGCTATTGCATCAGCGATTGCTCGTTGCTCGATGACTTGCACTTCTTGCTCAGCGTCGCCAGAAACACCTGCCGCACGTGCGCGCTCTCTAGCAGATTGTATTTGCTCTTGCTTTGCAACTTCAATAAGCAGCAATCTGCTATCTAGCTCTTCTTTCGCAGCCTGCAGTCGAACATCGCGCACTTGCTCGATGAGTTCAGATGTGCGCTGTGCGTACTCTTTTTCGATAGCAAGCTTGTCGTTTGCAACTCGAAGCGCAAGCTCTTGCTCCCTTTTCTTCGCATCTTCTTCAGCGAGTAGACCTGCAGCGCGCTCTTTAATAATGATTGCGCGCTGCTGCTGCTCAAACAGCTGCACTTGCTCGATGCGCGCTTCGTACGAACGCTTAATCGCTTCGACAACTTGACGCGTGCTTTCTACTTCTGCTTCGCGCTCAATCTCTCTAAGCGATTCTATCTGCTTGAATAGCTCTACTTGTCTTTGTCGAATCTCTTTTTGCTGCTCTTGCTCGATGACTTTTCGTCGCTCACTGTAGACTTCAACAAGAGTCTTGCGCTCGCGCTCGATGAGCTCTACTTCTTGTATGTCTTCGCGACGAACATCGCGCAGCTGGCGAACGTCTTCGATGCTTCGAACGATTACCTCCCTGCCAAGTCGCTCGCTTATGCTTTTTTGCAGAGCGAGCAAGCGCTCTCTGTTTTTTTCAAGCTTATCGATGAGTTCGTTGTCAAGCGCGATGATTTGCTCTTTGTACTTGTCTTCCTCGCTCAATCTGAGCGAGCGTATAGACTTTTCGATGTCAGCGATGCGCGATAGCTGCGCTTCGAGGTTTCTTTTTCTCTCTTCAGCTAAGCGCTCTGCAGCCTTTTTGTCTTTTTCGCTCTGCTCACTTCTAAACGCATCGAGCGATGCGCTTACCTGTTCGACATTTTTTTGCTCGCGTTCGGGAACGACAACTTGTATCGCAAAGTCTTCTCTTTTTTTGTCGAGTTTGAACGCCCTGTCGAACGCTTTGCCGACTTCTTCCAGCTCTTCGCGCAGCTTTTGCAGCCTTTTTTCTTCAACAGCGAGCCTGTCTGCAGCAGTCAACGCAGATGACACATCGACACCAGCCGCAGAGCCCAGCGCAGCCGGCCGGCTGACGGGCTGAACTTGCTCGCGCTGCGCGGCAGCTCTTGCGCGCTCAACTCTAAGCTGCTGCTCGACAATTTTTGCTGCAACCTCTTCTTGAGCTCTTGCCTTTGCCCGAGCCGCGGCGCCTCGAATAATTTCTTCTGTAAGCTCTTTTTGAATTCGCGTAAGCTGCTCTAAGCTCGCTTTTTCTAAGTCTATGCCCTCGAGCAGCTCGGGATACTTATCTGTTAGCGACTTGATAGCCTTTGCTCGCTCTTCGTAACTCGAAGCTACATTTTTGAGCACAGCAAATGACGACTCGACAGCTGCTACTTCTTCTTTCGTCGAGTCAGCAATTTCTTTTTGCGCATCTGCGAGCGCTCGACTTGCTTTTTCTGAAGCAGAGAGACTGTCGTTATACAGCTGCACTGCTTTGACAATTGCGTAGATGCCAGCCACAACTGCGAGCAAGGGCAATGCCGCCTGGGCGGCGGCGAGCGCCCGGGTGGCGGCGGTCGCTGCAGTGGTCGCAACGGTTTGGCGAACGGTCGCGGCGGTCATCGTTGTTGTTGCTGCAGCGGCGCTGCGCATGGCGTTGGCAACTTCAATGCCCGGGCGCGTAAACGCAAAAAATACGCCGCCCAAGCTCAACAGCTCTGAACTCGAACTTTGAACTAGTTGAATGAACTTCTCAACTATTTCAACAGCATCAGTCAGCGCTCTTGCAAACGCAGCAATTGCATCTTGTGCAAATTCACTTGTGATTAAACGCTCAAATGCATTTATCAACTTCTCGACAGCTGCAGCAGCATTGTTGTTCTTCTTATCAAACTCTTCATAAACCGACGCCGTGCCGCCCAGCGCTTCAGCGCTCTGCACGATACGCTTGTTTACCAACTCTACGTTGCCACCCAACTTACCTAGCGCCTCGATTGCGCCCTGTTGGCCTATTCCGAGCTCGTCAAGAAGTTGCGCAAAATTTTTCGTACCGTCGCCTCCTTCAGCTAATTTTTTGGCGACGAAAACAAGAGCGCCGACGAGGTCTTTTTTAATGAGATTCGCGAATTCTGCAGTTTCGCGAGACGATAGATTAAGTGACTTTGCGAATTCCGCAGGAGATTTCGCCAACTCAACTAAAAGCCGACTAATTGCTGTTGCGCCGCGCTCTGCAGAGACGTTCGCCTCTGCAAGCGCCGTTGATAGCCCAAATATCCTTTCGGACGTGATGCCCAAAGGACCCGCAACACCAGATAATCTTCCGACGAAGTCGGCAATGAGCGGTGCGGTAGCAGAGCCCTGCGACTCCAGAAAGTTGAGGGCGTTTCCTATCTTTAAGATATCATCTGCCGGGTTATCCGAGCGGAGGTCTGATAGAGAGTTGCGCAGCCCTGCGATGATGCGCGTTAGCTCGTCTACGTTGTTTCCGAAGGCATCGCCTAGAGCTACGTTGAGCACATCGACAGATTTAGTGAATTCAAGCAGCTGCTCTTTAGCAATACCCAACTGCCCGCCTATCTCTGCAATTTTGAGCCGGTCGGCGAGTGAAGTTCTTGTGTCGATTTTTTCGATTTCTTCGCGAAAACGATTAGCTTCTTGGATGGTGAGGCCTGTTGTTTTTGCGACGTTAGCGACAGCGTCCGTTAGTTCAGTGTTTGCTCTGATGATGCGTTCTACACCGAAGCCAAGACCGAGCGCGGCGAACGATTGAAATAGGCCTGTCAGGGCGGACTTGTAATTGCCCACGTTGCCTGTGAATCGCCCTATGCTTTGTTCGATGCCGTCGATTTCCTTCTTAATGCGCGCGGCATCTTTGATGAGCTGTTGCCCGAAGGCGCTTTTTCGCTCTTCGGCGGAGAGTTGCGCGATTTTTTGAGACAGCTGTGAGTATTCAATGCGGAGTCCCGCAAGGCTGTCCTTAGGAACTTTTAGCGCGGCAAACTGTTTGTTGAGCTCGCGCTGCTGGGTGTTGAGGTCTTGGATGTTTCTTTTTGTTTTGGCGAGTTCATCGACGAGCTCTTTATAGCGTTCAGGGCCTGGATTTTTTTTCAGCTCTGCGTTGATTTCTTTAATGCGCGCCCTGGCGGCAAGGAGCTTGGCGGTGAGGTCTGCGTCTTCGACTTGCAGCTGGATAAAGGCAACTTGGCGCGGCATGTTTATATAACTTTAAAGCTTTGAAAGACAAGCGCTTTGCCGATTTGCGCCGAGACCTCGCGGGCGCCGGCGGCAGTGAGGGTGTCTACTGCTTTTTCGAGCGTGTCGTCGAGGGTCTCGGAGGCAAAGCCCGTGCGGCGGCCTGTTTGGGAGAAGCGGCGACTGGCTGTTGTTGGCATGCCTTCAATTTTGTGCCTTCTGGCGGTGGCGAAGGCAGCTCGCAGGGCGGAGTTGTCGGAAAGGCCTTTTGATTGAAAATAAGCCTTGAGTCCTTGTATGTACTTGCTTGTCTTTGCCCTTGAGCTGCCTGGCGTGTACGGGATGCGCTCCGGGCGGACGCCGTAGTTGAGCGGGAAAGCGTAATCGTACATTTGTAGCTCTCCAACCAAACCCGTAGGTGTTTTTGAGACAAGTGTGCGCATCGACGCCTCGAGTGCGCCTGTGTTGCGGTGACCTTGCGCTTCAAGTGTTCGCTTCGCACTTGCAGCGATGTCTTGCATGACTTGAGAGAGTGTTTGCTCAATCATAGCATTCATGAGTAATGACTTCCGCCTCGATGCCTGTGCCGCAAATTTTCGTAGCTGGCGACTCAATGCGAAACATCTTTATCAATTGCTGCACATCAAACTGTGCTGAGAGGTCGCCCACAACAGGCATGAGAAGTTTTTGCGTGCGATAAAACGCCTCGTTTGCGCTTTCGGGCTGAGTGTATTCTGCTGGCGAACGGCCTGGCGCTTCGGGAAGGGCGACTAAGCAGCCTATTTGGACGGCGTAGTTTATTGAAAAAGACTTGTGTCCTGAAGGTGTTACTCTCGCTCCGAGTTCGACAACGAACATAAGCGGAAACATCCAGCTGATGTCGTTTGGTGTGTACCGTTCTTCTTTCCACAGCTTTGAGAAGAAGAATGGGCTCTCACGGTCGAATATTGTAACAGCGAGGTTTGGAGTTGTAGCGTCGATGTTAGCAGATGGTGAAAACACTCTAAAAGTGTTGATGTCTCTGTAGTTGATATTGTTATTGTTGAGCTGTTGGCGGATGTAGCGATAGACATCGAGCATGGCTATACGAGTTGTGATGCGTTGGACAATGATAATAAATGAAGAGCTTCGAGAAGCGGCGCGCGTTTGGCGGAGTAGATGGGCGGTTCGCTATTTGTTGTGAAAAACGCATGTTTGACGAGCTCTAAGTAGACGCTTCGCCAGCCAGTGCGCTCAAATGCAGCTTTGGCTTTCGTTTGTATTTCAGCTCGGGCCTTAGCTTGCGCAGCTGATGAGGTTGGGTCGCTAGCTGCAGGAGCAGGTGGAACTTCGTTAAAGAAGTAAAAGCAGTCTGCTCGCTGCGCAAGTTGCTCAGCGAGACTTCGGAAAAAAAATCGACGACAAGGGCTGTTTGGGCGTCGATGTCGGCGAAGAAAGCTGCGCGGTCGGTGATAAAGCGCTGCATGTCTTCGTGCTCGACGGGCAAAGCTTCGTCTGGCTTGCGGCAAAGTACTGCGATAAGATGCAGATAGTAAGAGTAAAGTGCAGAGCCGTCCGGGTCGTCTTTGACTTTTTGCGAAGCGATGCGGGCGATTTCGCTTGCTTCGACAAATTCAGCAACGGTCATTTTTTCGTGGCGGCCGGCGGCGTATTGCGCGATGAGCGGCGAGCGGCGGAAAGGGAAGTCGAAAACTTCGTCTTTGTAGACGAACGTTTCTGGCTGATTGTCAATGTCAAAGAAACGCTGAGAGCACACGTTTACGCAGTGAGCAAAAAGAGCGTCGATAGATTGTGATCGTTCGTTGAAATGAATTTCTTTTGCTTTGTACAGCGCGCAAGGTTCGAGGCCCAAAAACGCCTCGACGGCATCGACGACGATATGGGCTGCGGGCACGTCCGACAGGGCATCGTCGTCACCATCGACATCTGCTTTGATGAGCGGCTGTATTTTTTTAGAAAAAACAATGTAGTTGCGGAGCGGCAGTTCGTCAAGCGACGATGCCGCTTTAACGTGGATGACGTCTTCTGCGATTTTTAACGTTACGTTTATCATTAAAAAACGTTTTGAGTCCTAACCTCTTTTAAAATATTTTGTCTCAACTTTAACCATAAGGCGTAAGGGTCGCCCAGCTCTTCTTCTGTCGTAAGCCCTTCGTCGATTGCCGTTCTCAGCAGCCTGCCGATGTCGACGACTGCATCGATATGTTCAAATCTCGTACAGATGAGCATTGCGCACATTTCGCTCCCGTCAAGCCCTTCCCAAGGCAATTCGTGTCTTGAGAAATAGTCTTTTACGACAAGCGCATAGAATCGCGAAAGAAAGTTTTTCTCTTTTCTATATTTCTTTATTATTTCTACAAAAGACTTATAAAGCTTAGCGTCGTGCATGAGAAAAACTTTTTTCGCTCGTTTCCCTTTTAGCTGAAGCGCATCTACAATGTCCTGCGCGATGAGCTCTCTTGCGACATCAGACAATATCATTCCGTTTTTCTTGTATGCTGAAAACCACTCATTAAAAAACCGAGAGCCTCTTTTGAATTGCGCGTTGAGGACAATATCCAAGTAGCAATTTTTCTTGCCCATTACCCTAAAAAAAAAATCCTCTACCCGCGACAGTAGCGGGCAGAGGAAGAAATGAAAAAAGAAAAGGTCATCTCATAGTATTATTTGGGAGCAAAGATAGCAAGTCTTTTTCGGCAACGAACGGGCAAAACGATATTCGCGCCCAGTAAGCGCTACAAGTGAAGAAAACGTTGTTGTAGATAGCTGCTATTTCTTCTATAGAAGGCGCTCTATTTTTTTTGAGAACGAACGCTAGGTGAATGGGAAGCAGGTTAAAATGAAAGTAAGCTGCAGCAAGTGTTGACATGTTGTCTGGAGTGCGCGATTCGATGTCTTTGCAATATTCGCGCATATCGACTGCGAGATGTGAAGCTTTGAGAAAGTCTCGTGGAGTATATATCAAAGTGCCGTCGCGCTGCTCAAATGTCGAGTAAGCGTCAAATTCTTCTCGATAGAAAAGCGGGCGCGAGTCGTTAAATGGAATGTGCTCTTCTTCGTATATAAGCCGTCGTTTTTCCTCGCGCGCTTCTTCAACGAGAAGAGACGTTCTTGATTTGACGAAGTTGATATAGTGCTGCGCCTGTTCGCGCGTTTGAATTGAGCCGAGCGCGAAGGCGACTGGCATTTCTGTTACTTTTGTGATACGCATATAACTAACTTTTTATTATGAATTATGAATAATGTGTTAATAACCGAGGGTGTTCTTCAGTCGATAAGAAACAACTATAAGCACTTTTCTATATCACTGAAAATCAAGGAGAACATTGAGCTTATCGTGCACACGTGCAGCGTTGAGGGCGTCGTCATGCCCGAGCAGGTCGCTTATGTGATGGGCACGGTATGGCATGAATCGCGTTTTATTAGTCAAGTTGAGCGAAGGGCAACGCAAGGAACGCGGGTGTTTGACATGCAGGAGCAATACTGGCACACGGGCTATTTTGGGAGAGGGTTTATTCAGCTGACGTGGAAGCGCAATTACGAACTGTTTAGCCGGCTTCTTGGAGTTGACCTGGTTGGAAATCCGAGCCTGGCATTGAAAGAGGACATCGCGGCTAAAGTGGCGGTCATTGGCATGCGCGACGGGCTGTTCACAGGGAAAAAGTTGTCCGATTATTTCAAAGAAGGCCGGCGGCCGCGATGGCTGGAGGCGCGGCGCATTGTGAACAATATGTTTCACGCTGCAGAAGTCGCAGATGCTGCGAAGCTGATATATCGCTATGTCAAACATGCTTTTTAATTTATTGTACATACTGATACATAAGCAGTTGTTTTTTGCGCGTCATCGCCAAGTACAGCTCCTCGACCGTGATATCGCCATCGGGCGCTTGCTTGTAAATAGTGCCGTCACGACTTAGCCGCCAGCCGTCCAGGCCTTTGTTCATGTAGTAGGCAGGGTTGTTTTTGCCGGCGTAAATAATCCTGTTCGGCGGTGCATTAATGAGTGCAGGAGCAAAAACAGCGAGGTAGACGTCTATTTCTGTACTCAAATTGACGTTTGCTTGCGCTTGACGTCGCAATAAGTACTTGTGCGACAGCGACATGATGAAGTCAATGTCGCGCGCACGGCAGGCGGCGATGACTTGTTCGATAGAAACGCCCATGCCTGACAGGCCGGCGCGGGTGAACTGCAGCCAGCCAGCGGCGACGTTGTCGTCGCGGACGCGGAAGGGATTAAGTGAACATTCGAGCAGGGCGACGGCGTAAATGCTTTCTTCTTTGCAGCCCAATTGCTCTGCGGTGTGTCTTGTCCATGCGATTGTTTTTTCTGCTGCGTAGTCTCCAGCCTGCCGGCGCAACTCCGCGTGCGCAGCGCGGAGAAACAGGGCGTCGGCATCGTCAGACGGGCGCGCTTTGACTACTTCGAAATATCGCGTGTACACGTAGTACACGGCATTAAGCACAGGCGCTTTGGCGATTGTCGCAACGAATGCGATGAACATCGACGCTACAACAATTCGAGCGCGGAATGCCCAGCGAGCGACTTTCGCTATCGCAAAAAGCGAAAGGAATATCGCTCGAACGATAGTAATTGCTGCGAACGACAGCAGCAAGTTGATGACAAACGTCAAATGCTCACTGTCCTGCATAGTTGTTAAAGCTATCGATGTTGTCCTTGTACTCTAAGTACTTTGCGACAAAATATATAAGCTGAATAAGCAGAATGCCGGCGACGATGAAACAAAATCGCGCAAAGACCTTTAATAGTTTAATATCGTCCATGTTTTTTAATTAAAAAGTTTTATAATAATTTCACCGTAGAACCACAACAGCGCGCAAACGGCAAAAAGAACAATGTATCCGCCGCAGCCGTCTTTTACTTCTTTGTCTTTTAAATTGTTGTTTTTCATAGTTATTTCACTTTTTTTTAAAACCAAAAATGCTTCCTAAAAAACATCATTATTGTGTAGTTAGTAAATACAATAGAGAAATAAGAACAACGAGCATAAAAAACATCAGCGCAAGCTCTATTAAGAACACGACAATCAGCGCAATAACTGCGCCAACTGGGTAGGGCATGATGGCAAGGGCTGGGATGAGAATGCCGCTCGTCTTGACGCTATGGAGCTCCATCAGTGCGAAGAGAGCAAGGCCTGCGATGGCGTTCGGGAAAAAGCTGTAAAACCACTCCGTGTGCCCTGCATGTTTTCGCATCGACGCACGGAAGGGCGAAAAAAGGCGATGCAAAAACTTTTCGTGTCTTTCAGAAAAAGGAGACGGCACAGCAACAATGACGTATACTTTTGACGGTACGAGTGAACAGTCTAAATGTAGCTCGTCTGCGATTTGCGCAGCGCGCAAGGTGGGCGAAGAAGATATGCCTATTTTAAAGACATAAGGCAGCCCAGGCGCCCACATAACGTATATTTTCTTAAACCTAAAAGTTAACATATTATCCTCTTGGAATAACACCTCCGCCTCTACCCGACTGGGCGTCGAGGACGTCTCGCGGCGAAACGACAAACCATCTGCTCAACCGAATGAGCAGCAGCGACGCGCCGACGGTCATGGTGAACCACCAAAAGAAATTTACTCCCGTGTTCGCCAAAAAGATAGAAAACGCCGTAAGCAGATAGCCGCTGGCCAGCCACACCAATACCATTTGCCACGTAGACAAAAAAACAAGTGAGCTGAGCAGCACCTGTCCGCCCCAAACACGACCGGCAAAAGTTGCCACCATCTCACCTGCTGCCTGGCTGGCGAGCATGCGAGACAAAATCATCAAAAAGACGAGAAATCGGCCGAAAGCGTGGAAGGCATATTCGACGACAGCCCACCATGACGAGAAGAAGCTCTCGGCATCGTTTTTTATAGAGTCGATTTGCTCTATAGCACTATTGGGCGACGTGTTAACCGAAAGGTCGGCGGGCGGACGGACAATTTGAACAGGCGCGTTTGCGGGCGGCTCGGGCCGGACATCGACGCTTTCGGCGCGACGAGGTGAAATTGGCGTCGTCGGCGGCGGAGAAGAAAAGACAGGCTGAGCCACAGGCTTAGCTTTAGTCGCCGCGCCTTCTTGCCCGCTCATAACCTCATACACAGCGCGCCTTGACACAACCTCTTGTCCGGACACAAATACGCCCATCAGTGTACTGTTGTTGTACTTAGACAGTTGTCTCTTTGCCAGCTTCATGAGCACTTCATATGTGCTCTTCCCGTCTGCGCGGACTTGAACAGCGCCGTTGTCAAAGACGAACTCGACAACAGAGCTCTTGCCAGGGACTTCTCGGACGCCGCCGCGCATCATGTCGTAAATCTGCGACACAGCACTCTGAGACAGCAGAGACGAAACGGACAGCACAAACGCAATAATAAAAGACAATGCTCTTTTGACAGCAAAACCCTTCGGCATAAAAGAAGGAAGCATCGCTCCAGACAGGATGTCGATGTCATCGATGTCTGGCGACTCAAATGCGCAGCGTTTTAAATGCGTTCGAAAGCCATCGACAAATTGCGAAACATAAGACATATAATCCTCATATGTCTGCGTGGACAAGTCAGTGTTTGGCTGTCCTGACTCCCACGGCGCTTCGCCTCTTATCATCCTCGCCATTGCGCCATCCGCAAATTTGATGATGCAGTAGGGCTCGCTGTAAAAGACAACTATGCAGCACTTTACAGACGAAGACTTTAGCGCATTCGTTGCTCGCTTCAAAAAATCAAGATTAGACTCGTCTTTAAATTTATAAAAAACTGTGTAGGGCGAAACGGCGCTGCTAACGTCATCTGTTCGCACAAACTGTTTGCTGTCGTTGTGTGCCTTATTTTTTTGCTCTATTAGCAAGTTAGCAGGGCTTCTTTGCTCATCTAAAAGCAAATCGACAATCAAGTAAACGATAAATGCGCCGACGCCGAAGGTAGTTAAAGCCTTTGCGATAAAGTCTATCACATCCACATACCATTCCTCCGCCTGCACGGCAGGAATGCGCAACAAGGCAAGGGTAAATATTGCACCGAATGTGCCCACGATAAGCGCTTCCAGCTTATTTGCGAGCGCTTCATTGACAATTTTCCGCAATTTTTCCGCAATCATAACTTATTGATTTAATCGTGCTTATAAAAACCGCAATTGTTTTCATACCACTACCCTACTGTTGTTGATAGGGTAGAGGCTTTTGTATTCATCACTTGTTTTTGTTTGAAAGTGCAGCAAATGCTTTTTGGATATATGATAATGAAAACCCTCTTTGACCCTTGAACTTTTGCGCTATTTGAGCGGCATTTAATCCGCTGTTTTTCAGGCGTTTAACGATGCCGCCAAGCCTAAAAGAAACTTTATAGTGCGCAAGGCGGCGTCGCTCTGTTTCTGTTAATTTTTCTGGCAAAACATCTGTAGTCCATTCCGCGCCGTCGGGCGTATCGATGCGGATGGGCTTTGATAGCTCGTCTTTGTCGTTACGCGTTATCACTATCATCAACAAGGTGCTTGCTTCTGAACAGATACGAGCAATAAAAAGCACATGTCCCGACGATAATTGACAGTCCAAGCGCAAATCCGTGCGCGATGGTTTGTCTGAACGAGACATAATGCAAGTATATACTGCACATGTCTAAGAAAAAAATGACAAGTATCAATGTAAAGGACTGTTCATAAAAGCGAGGCATAATGGACAAGACAAGCGAAGCTGCGTAGATAAGCGAGACAAATACGCCTGCCGTCGCGCCGATTTGTCCTGCGTTCAGGATAAGTTCCTGGACGACTAAGACGCAGTGAGCCACGACGCCTGCAATCAAAAAAATGTCAGAAATCGCGGACAGAACGGCGCTTACAGACAAAAACGAGCGCTTACTGTTCGCTTTTTCGTCTGCGATATTGTCTGTCTTTGCTTCGCGCTCTTCGACGAAAACAGCTGTTTGTCTTCGAGCTGTCGTGCGCTCGAGCTGCTGCTGTCGAGGTCGTCCGCGCCTGGACGCTTCAGCCGGCGCGCTGAGAATGTCGCGGATAGTGTCGTCTACTTCTTGATTTAACGACGATGAACGCCCTGCTCGCTGAAGTCTTTTTGCTGCAGCGTGTGCGCTTAGCCCTGTCATCTGTATGTACTCTCTTACTGTCATGCGAACATAGACTTTATTTGCTCAAGTGTCTGTTCCGCCGACGGTACTTTGTCGCCGACATATTCTGCAATTATGTACGGCATAAAGAAGGCGTCGCCCTTGTCCTTAGCCCGATTACCCTCTTTGTCGATGGCGACAAACACGGGCGTGCCGTCGGCATCAACTTTTTGCGAAAAAATCCAGCGCTGTCCGCTCTTGCAAAGCATGCTCGGCCAGACGAACGAGGGTGCTTTCTTAGCGCCGTCTTGATAGACCTTCTTCACGGACAAGTTTATTGCCTGAAGAAGGGTAGAATTCGCCTTGATAATCAGGGCCTTGTTCTCGTAAGGCATTTGAAAAATGAGGTATTGCTGGCGCTTTGCGCCTGGCAAGGATATGCCGCCGACCGTCGGCGTCCTGTTCGTGTCGTCGTAGTGATACTCGCCCTCCGCCACTTTTTCGTTAGCGTTGTCGAAGACAACAAACGGGCCATTTGGGCTTAGTGAAAGCGTCGAGCGGTACTTTTCCCAGGCCTCAACGCTATATGCGACAGCGAGCAACACGGCAGTGTTTAGCGTCAAGGGCTCGTACGCAACAGCGTCAATGCTCTTTATTCGCTTAAAGAAGCCGATTTGCTCTTTCTTGTAGAGATTTTTCGCCGTGTTCTCGTCGAGAAGAGCGACAGGAACTTTACCGGATTTGTACAGCACCGGCTGCAGCTCCTTAAATATCGAACGTCTTTCTGAAGAAAATTCGGGTAACTCCATGTCTTTTTTTTTATGCAAAGTAACGACAGAACCGCAAAAACAAAGCAAACTTTTCTTCCACTTTTGCACATCGTTAACAAATATGCACTTCCAAAAACCGCTCAATTAGTAAATTATTTGTTAACGGGCGCATAATACTTGACAAAATTGGTTGAAGGGCGGGTATTTTTGCTCCCAAAAAACTTAAGAGTGTCATGGATAATGAGGTCATTCGTTTTAAAGCCGTAGACGTCGAGCCCGTTAGGGCACAGATAACTGCCGCCGGCGAGGGCGTGATTATGCCGGTAGAGGTGCTGTACAGGGCGCCGTTTGGCGGCGGAGACACTCGCTACTACTTTACCCTCCGACACCCATTTTTCTTTGCAGGCTACTCCGCCTGGACGAACGGCGTTGTGCCCAAGTCGCCACACTTCCTGGAATGGCTAAGAAAAAGTGGCGTCGAAGGGCAAGAGTACGCGCTTGAACGAAGGGAATACGGGTCTGCCTTCCACCACGTCGTCGCAGAGCTTGAGCGCTCGGCGGAGCGGCATTTTTTGTTCAATGCTCCGCAGGACTGGGTAAAAGACATTGTAAAACAATACATTACAAATGCCGGCATGTCGTTTGAAGTGACATTTGAGCGCTGGTGGCGGTGGCTAAAAAACGACATGTTTGCTTGGCTGCAGTTTAAGCGAGACTACAACGTCCGCGTGTTAGCATGCGAGTTGCCAGTCTACGACGAGCAATTGCGCATAGCATCGCCGATAGACATTGTATGCGTTATGACAATCAAGGGCAGTGAAGAGCTCGCATTGATTGACATCAAAGCAACGGACAAGCCCATCGGCGACAATTTAGAGTACAAATTGCAGTTGGCATTTTTGAAACACGCCTATAATTTGCTCTACAGCGCACAGACGGGCCAGGCGCACACAACGTACAACTGGTCGTTGATGGATAGGTCAAAAAGCCCTGGCAAGTACCGCTTAACGTGTCAAGATTTCGACGCTGACTTCACGCACGAGCTATTTATACGCCTTGCGGAAATGTGTAACGCCTTGAAAATCAACGAGCCGTCGGGACACTTAACAGACTTTATCGACGATGTCGATGGGCCTGCGATGATTCGTTGTCGCCCGGGCGACTGGCTTAAGGAATTTCAAAAAATGATGGCAAAAAAAAATAAAAAATCAAGGAAAAAATGAACATAAAAACATTTAGGGTAAGATACCCAAACTGGTTTGCGCAGCTGATAGACGATGCAAACGGCACAGCAAGAAAGATGCGATTGCCCGTAAGGCTGACGAAGCAAGATGCGCTTGTTTACTTGTTTAAAGCATACGCAGACATGCGCATAAACGTCCGGCCGGTGCTTCAGTTAGCGTTCGACGAAGCGCAGCGGCATCGAGAGGTGTGTCGCAAAGAAAAGAAGAGACTTTCGCTAAACAATCTAAGCGAAGAAAAATATTCCACACACGCCTACGTCAAAG